AAGTAATAATCATTGTTAGTATCTGGTGGATTAATATAGATATATCCTGCTCCAGTACCTTTACAAACTTGATTTACAAAAGTTATCTTCGTGTTTAGTGTATTGATTCCCAATTTATCTTTCAAATAAGTGAACAGTTGTGAAAACGTTATTTTCTTTAATACATTTCCTTCACCGACAATCATGGTATCGGTCTCTGCCGGTGTTGCCTTTGCGGTTAGTGCCGACATTAATATTGTTTTTAATGATTCTGCCATATAATCACCTCTATTCTTTCACTCTCAGCATCGAACCACCAGAAGTGGCAAGTGCTGAGCCATCACTTGTGCCTAATACATACTGGACGTTCCGAACATCAACAGCAATCGCATATTTCGCCCCTGTCTGAACTGATGTAGGGCTTATGCTTGCACCGGCTATATAAATGTTTGCATCTGCCATGCATATCACCCTTTCACTTTGATTTTATAATTATCTACCCACGTTTCATCTGCAATTTTATATATGAATCTCAGACAATAGATTCCTGTTTTTTGTGGCTCAATTAACGCATCTAGCGTATGCTCGTTGATATTGCAGTTTCCTTGATCTTCTACAGTCTCTGTTTCAGCATCTGTATCAACGAAAATCAATTCGTAATCCGCTGAAATGATGGAGAAAGGGATGTCTACACCGCATACCGGCTCTACTTTACTTTTAAATCGGATTTTTTCTCCCAAATCCATTATTGTATTGCTATCTACGTATCTAATTGCCATGTCCTCTCTCCTTTCAGCATATTTTATGTCCGCTGAAACATTGCTTTACAATCTCTGCCGTCAGCTGGTTCAGATTCAACAATGAACTGTATTCAATGTTCTCTGATTCTGCCGTGTATCCTCGTGGCACGAGCTTTCCGGCAATTTCGTGCCCTGATATCAGAAACAGTACAGTGGCGGCATAAGCTGTTAAGCCGCCACTACTTTCTGCATAGACTTCTATGACGTACTGTCCATCTTTATCGGCAGGGACTATTGCGTCCCAGATTTCGAGATCCGATCCCTCTCGTCTCTGGAACTCAATAGTGAACTCATTACACGAGCCATATACTCTTGTAATCATCAGTCATCAGTAACTGTTACGGAGATCACGTAAGTCTTGCCTGCATCGACCGGATTAGGCGTTACACTTGCGGCTGTGATCTTCGGCGGGTTCGGGTCATACTTGACAGTTCTGGTAATGGTTGTTGTCTTACCGGCACTGTCTTTCGCAACGATATTAATTGTATTTGTTCCTGCGGACAATGTAACCGTAGTGCTGAATGCTCCGTTGCTACCAACCGTTACAGATGCACCGTTGACCGTTACCGTAACAGGAGATGAGGTTGCATCATTGGTTGTACCAGATACAGTGATCGTGCTCTTGTTGGTAACGTATCCATCAGACGGAGAGGTTACGCTCAGTGTCGGTGGAACGGTGTCAATCTTGAACGTTACAGATTTCTGAGAAGCAGCATTTCCATCGTAGTCGGATGCGTCAAACCTAATGGTATGAGAACCGTCGGTAAGCGCTGTTGCCGGTGTGTACGAACAATTGTAACCACCGGTTACAGCAGTCTTTGTAATGCCGTCAGTAATCTTACTTCCGGAATCGATTGTGATACCGATAGTAGACGGATTAACACCAGAATCATCATCTGTGACGCTCCATGTGATAGTCGGTTTGTTATTGGTAAGTGTTGCGGATGCAGTTGGATTGGTGACCGTGATTACCGGTGCAACCTTTTCTTTAACGGTTAATCTCAGCGAACTACCGATTGCGGAATCTGTCGCATCTTTGGTGGTCACGTTTCCAGCGTCGTCCGTTGCCTTGATTGTTATTCCGTAATAATGTCCACTCTGGCTGTAACTGGATCTACTTGGTGCTGTTACTGTGGTTTCATATTTACCCGTATTACTGTTATAAGTAAGGGTATAAGTCTGACCATTTACAATGGCTTGTACTTGCTTTACTGACATTTATGTACCTCCATTTCATAATTCATTCTATATTTAACTTTTCGCAAAGTTTATTAATAAGTTTCTCCTGTTGGTCAATTTTCTTTTTCTGAGCTTTTATCATTGCAAACATAGCCGGAATCATGATACGTTCATTCCAGTCTTCAACAAGTCCGTTTTGATGCCGAGTAGCTTCTGGAAAGAATGCTTCTACGTTCTCAGCAATAAACATCGGGATATATCTTCCTTCATTCTCGTCCCCTTTAACTAGATATCCCTTTTTGTATTTCGCCCACGTTGGTTCGATATTGTACCATTCTTCAATTTCTTGCTCCGAAATATCGCTTCCGATATCTTTATAGCGCTTTGAAGATGAAGATTTTAGCATCAGCTGTTTGTATCCTGTACGTCCATCCCAACAAACAGTATTTGATGATGTCGTATACTCCATGTCTTCTATCTTTGGCGATTTTGCGAAAGATGCAGGATTAGTAACAGTTAAATTTTCAAATGTACCAGTGTCAGCCGATACCTCTGTGGCATGTACGGTTAGACTGTTATCGTCCCAACTGATTCCCCAATTTTCGCTATTTTCGATTTCAATATCTACTTCATCGCCAAAGAACTTCTTGATATCAACAGGGAATATTCCATCGCTTGAAAACTGTACACCTGTATATTTCATGTACTCTGAATTTTCTTCGTAGCTTGTAAATACAGTATATCCAGAGCGATCAATTAATCCTTTAACAGCATTGCTGGCATCTTTAATTTTCAGATAACCGTTCCCATTCTTTTTGCCGCCCAAGGTAACTGTTCCACCAAGAAGAGCATCAAGGCTGACGTAGAGACGCCCATTGCTATAATATAATCCCTTCCAAGCCCCGTCATTAGTCAGAATGCTAACTATTTGCTCCTGCGTCAAATTGTCTATATCAATAACGACCGCCACGCTCTGCATATCCATCAATGTCGTAGTACCACCGGATGCATATAATTTACATCTAACATTTGTCACATCTCTCGGAATACCGACAGTTGAACCATTAGAACTTGCTACTGTCTGACCAGATCCATTTGTCAAAATAGAATACAAATAGTGTGTCACGGTATCCTCATCGGTTGAACTAGTATAAATGGTATTCCAAGTGTTTCCGTCAGCAGTCTCTTCAACAACGAATCTGCCTTTATAAGGCACTCTAGTAGCTGACTTTCCGTCACGATAATACGCTTTAAATGTTATAAAGTTTGGACTAATTGTCTTGTCAGAGCCACGTTTCAAGACGTTACATGATGGCTCAACCATGTATGTTCTACCAGATTCACCATCTTTTCCATCTTCGCCCTTTTTCTGCTTAGAAATCGTGAATCTTTTTGTTACTGCCAGATTACTGAGATATGTTGCTCTGATGTCTATCCATCCATTGTCTGCACTCAAGCCTGTGACAGTGTAAGTATGCGTATCTACATCCCAAGAGCCGGTTACACTGTCTGATTTTGTAATGGTATAGCTACAATCATTTGTGATATCTGACGAGCCGTACATAACTTTCGCTGTAGTTGTCACTGTTGGAAATACCGGAATGTTTCCGTCTGCGTCAGATGTGATCGTCTGCATATCGTTTGACAACTGGAATGTCATGTTCTTAGCAAGAGCTGCTGCTTCAAGAGCTTTGTTTGCTGTGGTATCATCGGTATATTTATTCAGTTTCTTCCAGTCAGATGACGCATACACACTTCCTTTTGCTCTTGCTACAACACAAGTGAGGATATCTCCGCCGTCTTGAAACCATAAATCTCCGATATCATACGGCGGTGAAGGCCGTATAACAAACGTCCTTCTCTTGCCGTCTGCGGTATCTTGTGCTTTCTCAGCTTGTGCAAGTGCTTTGGAAATGTCGTTGTCTTGAATCATCTGCCATTTCCATGTTGCACCGTCATGCATGAACCGATACGCGTAGCCAGTGCTCTTCCAGTAAAAAAGATCACCTTCGTGCTTTTTGCGTTCTTCTGTGCTTGTCCATTCAGAAGCCGGTTTGTTCTGCAAAGACGGTTCGTAATCATAGAAGAAGGACTCAATCTGTCCATCTATCTGTGCTTGTAAGTCGGAAAGCGAATAGGTTACAGTATTTGCATAATCCGCAAGTTTACCATCCGAATATGCTTTGCTCTCTGCCAAGCTATCAGATATAGCTTTTGTAGCCGTCTTTCCACCAATCTGTACATGATCTCCGCTGATGATTACTTTTTTGGTATCCATATCGACTTGGAAAAGAATATTTCCGTTTGCATCCTTTACTGTGATTGCTCCTGTATTAATCCACGTTGCATTTACTCCAACTGCATTCAAGATTCGAACGATAGTATCACCATCTACTGTCATACCACCATTCCAAGTCTGTCCACCATCTGTAGAAACTCCCCATGCCTCAGAAGTCATTTTCCAAATTGCCTGAGATTCTGCCAGAGTTGGTTTGTCGTGTAAATAAAAGATTTTGCTTCCATTTTCCTGTGGCTCAACAGTAGTATAAACTCCTGTGGCTGAATCAATTCGCTTTCCGAACTCTTCAAGGGCTTTTTCACGGGCGGTTTTTTCCTGCTTAACCATATTTCTTGCAGTAACAAATGCCTGCGTCGCCTGGGAATATTGGGTGCTGCTATTTTTAGCAGCACTTTTAGCATTGCAAGCTATCTTCTGACCGGATCCCGGTTTCAATGTAGTTGTGGTAAGTAGCGATGTGTATATTTTCCCATTTCTATCCACAATAATCAGTGAATCTCCGGCTTCCAGAGCCACATCTGTAGGACACTCGGATTCAAATGGTCTAAATCTCATGCCAACGCATTTCTCGGCAATCATTGAAGCAATCGTCTGGCCATCGCCAACACGAATTAATTTATTACCAGAAATTCCAAGTACATATCCCTCTGTACCAACCATGTAAGTTTGCGGATTATCAGAAGAGGATTCGCTGTATTCAGTTACTTTCACGCCTGTGATTACTACATCTGTATGATGCGGAGTAAAACCATAAGTGGTTTTTATCTCAGACTCATTTCCTTTTTCATCAGTAGCAAAAAGTCTCAATATGCCATCATTTTCCAGAAATGTTCCGTTATTTGCCGATAAAATACCATTTGCACTGGATAATTCAAGTGAGATATTGCTATCATCTTGCGTTTTGAGAACTCCAAGATCATTAATAATGAGTTCTTCTTCATTGATGCTGCTATACCAACCGATGCACAATCTGCCATATTCATCGCATCTCATCCACTGACAGCCAATCTGCGCAACCCACTGTAGAACCTGGCGAAATGTTAAAGCTTCGTCATTTGGACGATTCTGCACGATATAATCATCTCTGTCAAATGATGTTGTTTGCAAAGTAACCCCACATACCTCGCAGGCATCTCGTACAATCTGCCCTCTTGTTGCCGGATATTTCAATTTGCTGTCGGAATAATTGCGGTCAAACTTCCGCATATTATCTTCGCACGTAAGGTCTATGGTCACCGTTTCGTCTTCCGGCTGTTCAATAACTGTCACTGTGCAAATACGTGTTTTTTCAATAACCGCATTTTTATGAACTATGATTGTATCACCGGTTGAATCCAGTATTTGTTCTCCAGCTGAATCTAACAGTTCACTTGTATCCTCATTTTCAATCTGTAATCCAACATAACATATGACTTCTGCTCCCTCAAAATCGTAATCGGAGTACTCACCGTCAAAATTATTAATGCTAAGATTCAATACATTGATGATTGCAGAACCGATGTCAAAGCTGCTATCATTAGATACGGAATCTTCGAATTCCATTCCGTTTTGCCACAGATTGGCACTGGTCAGATTGAGTACAGTTCCGTCTGTAAGTGTGATATCTGCATACTTGAGGTACTGCACGTCCATTCCGTTCTTGACTTTTTCTTTCCATCTGTTAGATAATTTTCTCATGCATTACCTCTCAATCACATCAAAACTGATAGATTCTGTTCTCTGGTTTCCATGCCACCACCATTTAACAGGCGCACTCCTGTCACCAACATAAAATGTTCTGGTTTCGTATTTTCCAGACATCATATCTGGATATGTAATTTGGATGTACTCGGGATTGAACGCTTGAAGGATCTTAGCTGTAGTAGCCCAATCTTTACCTTTCCACTGCAAAGCTAATTTCCTTTTTTGCGCTACCCTGTTTTTATGCATGACAGAGTCATCAGATCTTCCTGATTTTGCCGCTGATACGTCCTGTAATCCCCATGTGTAGGAAGACGGGCAAGGCATCGAGACACCGTTTACTTTTAAAAATATTTCTGCCATATAACACCTCATAAAAGAAAAAGCACCTTCCCGAAAGAAGATGCTTAATTACACGAAAATAGCGCCTATCGCTCTGATAGACGCTTTATGATTCTTTATTCTATCACATATACAAGGTGAGATTCAGTAAGAAAAAGTTATATTAATGTTTCTTTTGGATATCAGAAATGAATCTTTCGAAGTGCTCTTTGCAAAATGATTCATAATCCGTGTTTCCCATAAGAATTGCCCGATTTTTTCATCCTACCATTTCTCCTTTAATTGATCAATTGGTGTTCCAACTACTCCGGCACTTTCCCCACTGTCGGTTGCTTTGAAATAAGCACCTTCGATTTGTGGATACATAAATTCGAACATCAGATAATTCGCAGCATCGCAAAGATACTCTGTGTTACCGGTTTCTTTATATTTTTTAATGCACATATCATGAGATTCTATGGCATTTACCAATTTCTCGCCGAAATTATCTTTTGCAGTGCCGTATTTGTAAAAACTGACTTCTACTCGATTTTGTCTCAGTTCGTCAAATCTGTCTGAATACTCTGCCGGCATTTCTTTTCCAAGTCTACTCATTTCTTTCTCGCTTTCTAATTAATTACTGTAATATTTTCGGCTAAAATCAATTTGAATCGTTTGTGTGAGGAAATTATCGCCCTCTGTATTTAAAACAGATTTTAGGCTGTTTTATTCAATGAATATCTGTCCTTCATATTTTTCAAATCTGTACTTCTGTGAAATATCTGGATATTTTTCTTTATCAACCAAACTGTAAAACATTTTTTGTGGTCTGGCATATAGTTTTCTTTCTCCATACAAAGCACGGTAAATTATCAGCGGTTCGTCTGTCTCTGTATGTTTTGCTTCGCCGACAATCTTATACAGGTAATCATTGCTCCGCAAATCACTGACGGTTTCTCTCTTGAAATGTTTTACTATGTCCCCCGGTTCAAACAATGGTCTGTCTATTGGCATATTTTCATTCCTCCCGTTTCTGTTTCACGCGATTATACAAAATGTTCTGTGTCTTCTCCGTGAAGAACAGCCAGATATGATAATCGCAGTCCATATTGTTGTTTTTCCCAATGTCAGAGCCGAAATATTCGTCCATCATGTCCAGATAATACCCCGGCTCCTCGTCCTCTTCGACTATTCCGTCTTTCACCATATCCAAGTCAGCATTTCGAATCATACTCAGAAACTGGTCAAGATCATTGGCATAAACCATCGGGTGTCGTTCTCCCCGATACTGTTTGAATTTTTCAAAGAACTGTTTGACCAATGCCATAGTCAGACAGATGTCATGGTCTTTCAAAATATCTTCTTTGTCCCCGTACAGAGAATTAAATCCATTGTACAGGATTGTCGGTAGTTCTTCGTCTTTGTAATCGACAGAGCGATTATTTTTCGCATGTGCGTACCGTTCCTGCTTCTGCTCTTTCGTTCTAGGTGGTATATTATTAATATTTATATTATTATTAGGAGCAGAAGTCTTTACTCCTTTACCAGACGATGGTAAAGTCTTTTCCTCTGTACTTGATAAAGTACAGTCTTTATCTGTATTCTCTGTATAGTGTTCTCTGTAAGTAGTCTCTGGTAATGCTTCTGTCGAATTGTCGGTGTGCATTTCGTCATTTTGTCTATTTGCACACGGACAATCTGACGTTGAAATTTCAACAGTATCTTTTAAGACTTTTTCAAGAACATCTTCGTCAATAGAATACCATTTAGTTCTGTCCCTACTATCCTTGTTATAATTGCCTGTAATAACAAGACCGGAATTTACCAAATTTTTAAATGCTCTTTCAACAGTTTTTGTTGACCACCATGGAAAATTTTCTTTTCTCCAATTTTCCATGGTATTGTAGCTCCAATACTTTCCGTCGTGATAATTTCTTTTTAACTTTTCATTAATTTCAAGCCAATAATAAATTTGTCTTAAAACAACAGCTTCATTAAGTCCTATTCTTACTGCAAGTTCGGAATTTATAACAAGATTGCTTTGAGTAGATAAAATAAGATCTGATAATTTTTTATTCATAGTAGATAACCTCCATGTCGTTAATGTGTGACTGCCTTGTAGCCACAGATCCATGATTTATAAAAACAACAGGCAGGTGCATCATGGAATTGCACTTGTCCCCCGTCGGGTTAGCCTGTTGGTTTTACCAGACAAAAAAAGAGCACACCAAAGAATCGTGAGGTTTTTCCCTCGTTTCATCTTTAGTGTGCTCTTTTCAACAAATGTAATAACTATCTCTCGTTTAATATATCAAATTTTACCGCAAAAATCAATATGCCGGGGACGGATTCATGCGATAATCTGTGTTGTTCTGAGCCTTTGTGACAATTCGCGCCAGTTCACGTTCGTTCACTTTGATGCTGTTCATGATGTACTCCGGCGAAGAACCGCCAAAGCCACCATTGTTTATCAAAGCAGTAACTACGCCACGCTCGACAGCTTCCATGATCTCATCTTTCGTAAGTCCAATGTTTCCGTCATAGCCGGACATGATGCTGTCGGCAATGGATTTCATGGCTTTACGATTTTCCAAAGGAAGAACGGCTTCCTGTCCTGCTTCGCCTACACCAATGACAGATGCATTTTTGAACAAACCACCTTTAGCGTACCAGTTCGGACTATAGACAGGGGTTGAACTGGTACCACCGTTCCCAAGGCTATGTGTTTTCCACTGAGAAATATAATACGAAAGCGTAGGCATTCTCACGGATTTCATTCCATTTCTTAATGATTGAGCCGCATTATGACCAATGCTGTACATATCACTGAATGCGCTGCGAATAGTTCTCATAAAGCTATTTAAAGAGCTATCCATACTCTTTGACATACTTCCAGAAACATAAGAAGAGATATCTCTTCCGATATTCTCCCATTTCTTATAAGCAATGTTGTACTGACTTTGGAAATGGCTTGTTACAGATTTGTCCATATTTCCAAGTTCTGTACTTACGGCATTTTTCATCTCTCTTGCCTTTAATGTGGCTTCTCTGGAAGAATTGCCCCATGAACTCGTGGTAGTGCTTTCCATGCCTTTCATGTAAGTATCGGCTTGCTTCTGGATTTCCGAGAAATCATCTGTGGCACTCTTGGCCATTGTGTTTGTAGCTGACTGAGTATCTTTTGATGCCTTACCAACAGAAGAGGAAATTGTCTGCTGTGCACCAACGATATTTTTGTCCGCTGCTGACTTTGTAGCTATTGTTGCGTTCGGGAAATCTTTCGATAATTTACTGTTCAATTCATCGAGCGGAACACCTGCGTTTTTCAATGAAGTATAAACTGCATTTAGTGCATCAGTTGTATTGCTGTATGGGACTTCACTAATCATATTCCATGCAGTCGTATAATTTCCCCCAAATTCAGTGGAAGAAAGGCTCAATGCGTACAGAGTATCTTTCAAATTATCAACGCTGATCTTTGACGTATCAAACTTGCTTGCAGCTTCAGACACGCCTTCTCCAAGAGCAGAAATTTGATTGGTCATGCCTTCAACAAATTCAGCCGATACACCTGCCTGTGCGCCATACTGCTCAAGAGCTGTTCTAGCCTGATCGGATGAAACACCATACTCTTTCAGTTTTTCAACCATATCAGCATACATTTCGTCATGAGTTTTTCCAAGTTCTTCGTCCTTTTCAATCAGTTGCCATAATGCTTCTGACTGCTCATTAGTAAGATTCGCTACATTAGTAAGCTGTGTTGCGTAATCATGGAGATAACCACCATACTGTGTAGTCATTCCATTACCACCTTGCATGGTCTCAAAAAGTCCTGCTAATTTCTTGGTAAGTAATACTGCACCATCTACTGCAAGAGCAATTCCACCACCAGTTGCAACAAGTGAGCCTAACGATGTCCCAAGAGCCGGAATAGTTGTTGAGACTGCTTCTGTGATTGCGGGACTCAGCATACCTTGTACAGCTTTAGAAAGATTTCCAAATACAGTATCACCTGTAAAAAACTTAGTAATTGTATCAACTAATGGCATGAGCTTATTACCAATAGCAAAAACAGCCATTGCCTGAACAAATGTGCCGGCAGATGTTGTTCCGAGTCCTTCCCAGATTCCACCAAGAACGTCTCCGATAACCGTAAGTAACTGTGCAAGATGTTTTCCCCAGTCAATTTCACTGAGGAATACGCCTACATTGTGTCCAAACGCTTCCCAATCGACACCCCTTGCAATCTCGATAAGTGACGTGAGTAATTTGTTAATAAATTCTTCTAACTTCTGTCCATTCTCTTTCCAGTTGAATTCTTGCATGAATGTGGTGATTCCATTTGTAATGTTATCAACAAGATTTTCCCAATTAAAGCTTGCTGTAAATGAAGCCAATGTATCAAAAGCACCATTCAATCCAGTTGCAAGTGTATGAGCAATTTCACCGAAATTAATCTTTTCAAAGATTCCGTTCAAGCCTTCTGCGACAGCTGTTCCAATTTCTCCGTACTGGAGATTTTCTACGAAGCCTGAGAAAATATCCCATCCACGCATAAAGGAATTTCCAAGCAGATTGCCGAAGTTTTCCCAATTCACTTCGCGAACAAGGCCAGTGATACCATTGGCAAATTTAGCACCAAGGTTCTTCCAGTCGATTCCTTCCAGAAATTGGTTTGCAGTATTTACAATAGTATTCATACCGGCACCAACGGTACGTCCCATCAAATCCCAGTTGATGTTATCAACCATACTGTTAAATGTTTGGGTGAACGCACTGGTGAATTTAGTGATGTACGGGCCTACGTTATTCCAGTTAATGAAATCATAAAGCTTTTGCATTCCCCAGTTGATGCCATCAGCCATGATTTTTCCAAGGCCTTTCCAGTCTTTTCTCTTAAAGGCATTTACAATGGCATCTGCCATTTCATTTGCCCTGTTGGACATTTTCTTGAATGCTTCGTCCCATGCTTTTTGATATGCAGATAAAGCATCGTTCAAAGCTGCATCAAGTGCTTTGATATGCCCCAAACCGCCTTTTCCAGAGCCAGAAGATGGATTACTTGTACTACCAGAATCAGAATTGTCATTAAGCTGATTCAGTTCATCAAATGAAAGAACTGACAATGTTTTTTTGAGTTTTTTAGCATTCTTATTTGCAGTATCAATAGAATCACTGGCATTATCCATATTATCTGCAATATCTCCGGTATCTACAGAAATACCACCAGTAGATGATACAAAGTTAGACAGTTTGATTCCAAGAAGTTTTGCAATATAAGCGAACATTCTTTGTATTGCGATTACTATTGCATTGATATATGGAAGTACTGTTTGCAGTATAGGAATGAATAAGGAACCTATTGTTCTACCAAGGGATGCAAAGTTAGATTGAAGCATACGAATCTGATTTGCCGGTTGATTGATTGTGTTTGATAAATCAGCCCATGCATACTTAGAGTTGTTCAGCAAGATAATCGTTCTCAAAATCGTTTTATCTGCCTGAGATAACTTTGATATGCTGGTGTCGATTCCCAGATTGTATAATTCTTGTTGCATATTAGCATTACGGATATTGATGCCGTACTTGTCCATTGCACGGCTCATACCAGTCAAGCCAGATGCCATGTCCTGCCATACATCCTCGAAGTCCATATTTCTTACAGATGCAAGGTCTGCACCAATCATAGTAAGTGCATTAGACAATTTTAATGCAGTCTCTGACGTATCGCCCATAGATGATGCCATCTGTGCAAATGTTGCCTGATACTGCATTGTTTTTTCTGGGTCAAGTCCAAGACTAGCGGTATTGGTTCTAGCCAGTTCACCAGTATCTGAAATTTCGAATCCTGTCAGTTTCTGTGAAAGCTGTTTTGCCTTTTCCTGGAATGAATTTGTATATGCTTCAGCGGATTTTATGCCACTTTTTTTCCATTCGTCAGTGTTGATTCCTTCTGCCACCTGATTGAACGCAGAGTTGAAATAGTTCAGAGTCTCTACATAGTTCATTGCGGATTCTACTGGCGATGTCAGAACATCTAATGCTCTTTTTACGAGGAAACCTTTGGCGTAAAGAGTACTCAACTTATCAGTTACTGAACTCATAGGATTTGACAATCTTCTTATTTTTTCACCAGCTTCAGAAGATGCATTTCCAATACCTGCGATTGCAGATACAGCTTTTCCGCCTAAAGAAATAGCTTTTGAAGCAAATTTTTGAAAAGCATTTGTCAGCCCATTGATTACAGTACTTGCTTTTGAACCTAACGAAGAAAGCGTGTTAAATGAATTCGAAACGCTACTTGTGGCACGCCCTACTTTGCTTCCAGACGATGCTAATACTGCAAGAGCTTCTGTCATTCTTATTGTGCTCGAACTGATATCTGGTGCACTTTTCATTACGTCAAAAAACTTCAAAACCTCTTGCGCGAGAGTTGATAATTGACTTGCAGTCTTTCCAGTTTTATCTCCTGCACCAGCTAATTTTCCAAGAGAAGTAATAAAGGCATTGGTGGATGCTGATACTTCACTCATAGAGCCTAATTTAGTAGCCGCATTATTTAAACCTGTCGCAAGATTCGGAAGTTCCTTTGATACATTGCCGATATACTGTCCTGTACCGGAAAGCTTAGCTATAGCGGTTGTGAACCGGCTAACGCTCGGAGAAACATCTGGAATAGCATCAAGTTTCTGCATCTCAGTAAGAATTTTGCCTAATTTCCCTGTATCAAACTGACTGAAATCAGATTTTCCAAGACGATTGATAGCGTTTATAGCCGCATTTAATCCATTTGCTTTGAAATTCACGCTACCTAAACTTTTTAAAGAATTGGAAAAATTATTTAACCGGCTTATGTCAAGATTTCCAAAGGCAGTGTTTAATGTATCTAATTTTTTTACAAGGTTATTAATAGACCGCACCGCCTGAGTTGTGCTACTCTCTATTTGTATATTGAGGGTATCTATGGTATTATCGGCCATTAAAGCACCTCCTTTTAATCAAAAAAATAAAGGGCAGACAAGACTTTTAATCCTGCCTGCCCTCGTCATTATTACCATGATTCAGCTCAAAATTTGCTTGCATGAGTTGCAATGTCATGAGCAACCTGTCACGTTGCCGTTTCTTTTCTGTTTCAGAAAGATTCTCTTCATCCTCTTGCTTTTGCTTTTCGGCTGTTTGTGAAAATGGTTCTTTAAGGTATTCAGCCTTTGACTTTTTACCAATAAGCACATTTGCAACCGCAGTCTGAACTGCACACATCGTGTACATGTTGAACTGCCATGCTTGCGAATCAGCCATTTTTTGTTTTAATTTGTAGGCTTCCATATATGGTTCTAAATCATATGGTGTAGAATCCATAAACTTTTCTTCTGAAACACCGATTGATAAATACAATGGAAGTAACTTTTTATAAACTACTTCTGGAAAAGTTAGCTCTTCTTCTTGTGATCCTGCGGAGTCTTCGGAAGTTTCTTTTCTTCCTCCGATTTCTCCTCCATTGCTTTTACCATTCCGGATAAAAAACCGTTCTTTTCAAGCTCCTGACTTGCTTTTTCAAATAAAGTAAATCCATTATGAGGATTTTCCTCTGTGGATTCATCTTCGTAGTCGTCCAGAAGATCGCACACTTTATCGTATGCAATTTTCTTTTCTTCTTCGGTTTCATATCCGAATTCATCCTTGTGCTTTTTTTGCAATCCTACTAGAATCAGTTCTGGAAGCATTTTAATCATATCTTTCGGATTGTTGATTGCTCCCATAGAAGACACTTGTGTAAGAATGTCTGACTGAGTAAGTACGCCATATCCGAATTTTACTTTGTATGTTTTGCCATTCGCTGAAAAACTAAACATGAATTATCCTCCCTGCTTTACATCTTATTCAGTAGCCGCTGTCGGCTCAATTTTGGTATCCAGTCCCTTATATGTATTGATGATAAGAGAAATAGACATGGTTGCTGCTTCGTTCTGTGCAATTTCTGGCATTGGAATTTCGCGACCGCATTCTGCAATAACAAAGAACGCGTCTGACATATCCGGGAATGATACCTGGAACCAAGTTGCCAGTCCTGTAGTTTTTGCAGTCTTAGAATCTTCGTACAGTTTTTTAATCTGTTTAACAGATTTATCTGGATCCATGATAAATTCAATCTCCCAAGTACCACCTGTATCCTGTCTACCAGCTGCATACTGTGTCAGATAATCTTCCAGTGCAGAAACATCAATCTGTTCTGTGTCAAGAGAAATACCGCCGATGGAAGAGGCTTCTTCCAGCTGTGTGAATTTGGTAGGTTTTGTGCCTTTCACGGTTTCAACAGCATATGAAAATTTCACACCAAGTGTAGTTAATCGTGCCATTTTGGCTCCTTTCTGCCTTTCGGCTATAATTTGTTGCAATAAAAAAGAGCCTTAACGGCTCTGGTTCTAGTACGTAACCCTGTACCGGGAGATAAAAGGATCACCTCCTTCTAGTCTTCTTTGCTTGCCTGCTTTACAATCTGATTTACATAATTACTAAGTCCTGCAACGAGGATTCCCTGTGTGATTGCGGTAAAAATTGCCATTGCGATTTCCTGTGCGCCAGATATAGCGCATGTAGCAATAACATAAATTCCACAAATCAGAATGCCTAAAGCACCAAGGATTGCCGGGATATATTTGTCCGGTATGACTTCGGATTTTTTGATTCCCATTCCGATAAAGTACAGTACAACCGCGACAATAAGAAGCTCAGGTTTCACGTAATTCATAATCTGTTCCATGTTTTTCTCACTCCTTTCCTAGAGTAATGTGCCAGTATATATCCGGCTATATCTGCTAACAACACGTTTTATGCTGTTATCAGCATTATTTTGTCTTACGGGTCCGTATATCCTACGAAAACCCATGCCAACCATAGCCTTGTGACTGGCATCGTCAATTTCATATACTTTGGAAGAAGCTTTTGAACCAGTCGCATAGGATTCTGATTGGAAAGATGGCGTTGTCGCGCACTCATCTCCCTCAAGATTGCCACGTGATGTTGGATTTCCAAGTAAGAACAAACGTGCGTAAACCCTTTTGTTTGAAGCTACCGTCTGACTTTCGTCATTAGAAAAGTTCCCTTTTCCTACAACGGGTTCAATAGTTGCTTTCCATCGTTCAAATACGTCTGAAACTGGATTTTTTACTACATCTGGCATCTCTGTCACCACCTTATTTTGAGCATAGAAAAAGCACCCACCATTTCGGTAGATGCTTTTATATCTTACAGTATACATAAAACAGACGTTATATTCAGTAAGAAAAGGTGTTATGTTTTTATGCAGAAAACACTTCTTTTGCGATTCTACGGATATTCTGCATAATTTCTACGCTCGCTTTGTAAACGGGCATTGTAGCCTCTGTACCGTAAGAACGCACCCATTCGCCAGAATCTGCCACATATACCCACGATTCGTTTTTTCCTTTCCCCTGTCCGTAGGAACCAATGGTATATCCGAATTCTTCTCCTTTTGGATGGGGACTTGTTCCTGCCGGAGTGTTGTACGAAATACCAGCACCGAATTCTATAAACAAAAGTCCAGAGCCTTCGCACACAAGAGTTGCCTGCGCGTAATTTCCGAACCTGTTGATTTTGATGTAGGTATTGTGGTTTTTATCAGAATCTCCCTGTACCAACATAATATTTTCGTCTATGACAGGAATTCCCAATTCGCAAAGCCTTTTAAGAAATACTTCATTTTTATCGCAAAGACTGTTTTGATATGCTTTCAATTCTTTGATTACATTTCCAATAGATTTTTGGCTCAGATTGCATTTGATTACTCGTCCGCTCATTCTTCTGCACCTATCTTTTTAATTCCATATCTAGCCAGATTTCCTCTTTGCGTATCAAGGATTTTCTTCAAACGATAATCTGGCGGTGTTGTAGGAATACCATCTTCCAGAACCAGATTTCCCAGTGCGTCAACCTGTGGCACAGTATCAATCCAAAATACATCTCCCTCTTGCGGATGGAAAGAACGGTTAAAGGAAGTAATGTACCTGTCGTAATCCGGCACGATTCCTGCTGATATTTCCTCTGGCGTTCCTGCAGTAGATGATACGGAAAACTTAAAACTTTGTGGCTGATTGTATGTCGGTACGGTATCTATTCCATCAAGTGTTTCGGTTACTCTTGACCAGTACACGGTCTGTTTCTGTCTTTTTAATCCTCTCATAATACTTTCTCCAATGCAAAAAAAGGAGAACATTTCTGCTCTCTCCTAAATGGTTGATTGTTTATTTTATTTCAGTTTCGTTCTACACTTCTTCAGATTTATCCATTTCAGAATCTACATTGTTCAAGATTGCGAACACATCTGTCCTCCGACTTCAATCTTTACTCTCATGTCTTTTCTCCTGTTCTTAATCAATATAAGCACTCTTTAGTTAATTAGTTGTTTCTGAGCCGCATATAGAATATAATTTTGTAGCTTCCAATACACCGTCCATCATATCCATATTGATCAATGCAATGCACTCGTTGGTAAAATATAGTAATGCGCAATGTAAAAGAGATTTATTTTTGGAAACTCTATGAATCGTTATTGTGCGTGAAGACGAATTAATATTTGAGATTCTAAAGGAGTTACTATTTTATATTTCATAAATCTTTAAGCCAACTTGAATATAACGATTGTACATCCACCAGATAAGTCAATCTTATATTGAAATGAAATGTTGCTATCAGTATATTTCATTTCAATGGTGTTGTCGTAATCCGCACCTTTAACAAGCGTTTCGATAAAAGAACCGTCCTGTGTCTGAATATTAACTATAGATAATGAACTTATCTTGTATCCTCCACTACGATACGTTGAAACTAGATAAAGTCCCGAAACAAGAGGAACAGTAACTAGTCCATTGGTGATCATACCTTTATAAAAGGGTTTTAACCGGTTACTATTTAATTCATTAAGAGCTCCCACTACAGTCTTGTTTGAAGTCTGCAAGTTATTGATTACTGCATTTGTCAATTTATTGACCATCCAGTTCCAGATTCCGCTGAATGGTGAAAGTTTGTTTGATTTCGTAGCTGCATCATAAATCATTAAGGTATCTGCATCTTCTGGGGTTGCCTTTGATGGGTATTCGTTAAATTTTGCCATATTAATTCTCCTTTTCTATATTGAGCTTTTTATTTAACTGATTATAAATATCGTATTCAAGTGGAACTATATCTTCCTTTAGCGAATCAGTTTCTGCCTTTGCTTCTTTGAATTTGTCGCCTACGGCTTTGGAGTCGGCAAATGCTCCCTCTTTACTCAAAGTTTTATCTGAGATAGGCTTGTTTGCTAAGCCTGGATACCCAACTGGAATATCTCCGTTTTGAGTATGGATTTTTAAAATTGATTCTGCCATGAACTACCTCCTAAAAAATAAGTACACCATCATCATTTACAGCTGGCAAAATAGGGTTTTCATTTATGCAATCATTTTTTCTACTCCAACAGAGGACACATAAGTAAATTGGTTTCCTAAAACATCTTTTGCAACGCCAATTACAAAGCATCCGTAATCGGCAAGCATATTGCACACAAATTCCTCTGCATCCACCCAATACTGTTTCTTGACCATACGGTGAAGTCCTGGCAATAGACCGTAGCTGAACATTACGCAATGTCCCAACTCATGAATAAATACACGGTTCAGAAGTTCTCCATACAGGTTGTTTGCGATTGAAATTATCTTTGTTGAATAATCCGATACCGCAAGAGTTCTTTCGCCTGTGCGGTCAATTAACACGCTGTCGTGCGGAGATACGAACTGCACTCTCCATAGGTCTCCGTTCATATAGAATTGTCTTAGCATGGTTTATCACCATCCCTTTCAAATTAACTCAAGTTCTTTGAATACTTCAAAAATCTTCGGAGATTGAATCGCAAACCAATCAACTGTGGTTTCATCATGTCCGAACTGTTCCATATGTTGCCAATTGCACTGCAATCCACTTTCCGACAAGAATGCATGAATAATTTCGTGTCTCAACTGCTTTTTCTGTAAGAAGTCAAAATCACCAACGTTATTTACGTTGTCCGTTCTGATAACAATTTCCTTTGCAGTATTATCTGTAAAGCCGTCAATATCTGCATTTTTAAGTTCTTTTGGAATAATTCTGTAATTCGTTCCAAGAACATTTATTACACATTTTTCCATCATCAATCTCCCTAATTAAAAAGCCCCTGCTACATTCCTGTAACAAGGGCAAAATTCATTTCATATTCAATTCATCTGCTGTATCAAACGAGTTAAGTCGGTTTTCATCGACTGCCTAAGAGTCGCATCTGCATCCGACCACATCTCAGTAAGATTGCGGATAATGTCAGATGTGTACTCTTTCATGGAATCATCCATTTTTCTCTTAGATTCTGTATCGTTGGAATCATGGTAATGTCTGCGGTTCTCGCTGTATCTGTCATAGCTTTCGCCATATCTGGACTGCTTATGGTTCATTCCATCCATTCTCATATCACTACGATCTGGATGATAACCCATGCGGTACATATTACGTTCGAACTCTGGATTGTTCAGATACTCGTCCATCCAGTCATCATCTTCCATGTACAGATATGGTTTATATCCCATACGACTTCCTTTGCCTTTCGGGGCAAATCTGCCGTTTGCGTAACGATACCTGTCATATCCCATGCGACCAAGATATTTCTCTTCCTGTTCGCATTCGTCCATAGCTTCTACGATTCTGTAATCTTTATCTGCACAAATCGCACACTTTACAGCTTCCATGCAGTCTTTCAAATCGTCCCAGTCTTGAGCGCTGAGATTATCAAAGCCATGTGTTTTGGCTTTTTCCATAGCCCATTTTCCCATTTCCATTGCAACTTTATGCATTACAGTGCCCCCTTTCTAACAGCCTGTGTAACAGGTGCTTCTGTTGTTGGGGCTGTACCGTTAATTGCTGTCAAATTGTTGTTCGGACTACAAGCCGGATTTCCTAACATCTTAAATACTCCACCAGTTGCACTCGTAGCTACTCTGGTTGCATATTTTGTTCTGGTTCTTACTCCACACGCTGTAACCTGTGCACAGCAACGATTCTCTAGCGGATACAAAGTTGTTCCTGTTCCTATCTGAATCATTACCGGGGCATTAATTGTAGTGGTTGTTGGTATACTTTGTGCGATCACAATGCAATACTTTTCTCCATTGGAATAACTGCCTGCCGGGAGTGTAACCACAAGATTCCCACCAGTGAATGCGACAGACTGGCTTATCACAAGATGGTTGCAGAGCTTACAAACATTTTTACAACTCATATTTCTACCTCTCAATCAAATAAGAGGTGAGCCGCAACCCACCTCTTAGAATTAGTCAACCTCTAAGGGCGAGTTACTTAGCAGCAACCGTTTCCATATCCGTTGCATCCTGCGTATGCATACGGAGCCGGTACCTGAAATGCAGGAATCGGGGATGGATTGATTGAATTGATTAATCGCTGCGTCTGTGCATTCATTTCAGTTACAATCAGCGCGGACTGGCGATCCTGAGATGCAGCACGCTTCAGATCAGAGTTCTCTGCCTGCAATGTTGCAATCTTATCATTCGTCAAGAAATCAAGGATTGCTCTTGTATTGCTGTTCTGATTGTCCAGAATATCTCTGGTATTGTTGTTCATTGTGTTTTGAAGAGCACAAGTGTTGGTTGCCAGGTTGTAGTTGATACCCTGGATAGCTTCCCTGTTGTCGCAGCAACACTGAGCTAACTGAGACTGCAATGCGTTTGTGTTCTGCATATTAGCTACTGTATCAGCGTTAATTGCCTGTTGAACACCATTGAAGCCCTGGAGCATTCCAACATTCATGCCATTAAATCCACTCTGCATGGTATTGTTGAGAGCATATGTGCTATCGCAGATACCCTGCTGAATACCTCTAATACCATTCTGGATATCATTAAGAGCAAATCCCTCATTGATATCGGAACGTGTAGCCCATCCTTGGAAACCTGCACCATTTGCACCATTGCCACCGAAGCCGCCGCCCCAGCCGCCAAAACCTCCCCATCCAAAGATAGCAAAGATCAAGACAAGCCAGATAAGTGAAAAGCCATCACCGCCCCACATATCATTGGCGCGATTATTAGAGCCTGTAGCGGCAGCAATGTCACTAAGACTGTAATTTGAACCATTCATCATGTTTTTAGTCTCCTTAAATATTATTTACAATAGGAGACATCCGCGGCTGTCGTCCCAAATTGTAGCGATTCTGAATCACCCAATTATGGGGAAATGTTATAATCCAAGGAATTTCTGGATAATTCCATCTGGTGATAAGTGCTTTTCATTAAATACATTTTGCTGTATTTGATGTAATTGATCTGTATCACCTTTTTTGTATAAATCCAACGCATTCTTCAATGTCGGATTGTTTCCTGCAAATTTACTCATATCGTTCATCATGTTATCCACACTTCCGAACCTCTGAGAAATCATTTTCTCAAATTGCTTTTTCATCATGGCATTAGGATTGAAACTCATCTTTGCTTACCTCCGTTCTGCTTAGATACCGATGTCTCCGACATTTGTGTCGGGAACATGTTTTTTATTTCAGAAATCTCAGAGCAAACATCGTTTCGAAGCTGATTAATCATAGCAACTAGATCAACCTGCTTTGGTTCTTCCTGTTGCTGCTCTGCTTCTGGATTGACAAGTCGGTAAACAAAAATTTTGCTTCTTCCGTCTGCTTGTAATTGTTTCCTGTAGACTTCTGTACCATCTGTTTTTGGATAATAAACAGGATTTCCAGACATATCTACATCTTTTGCTTTTACAGTATCAATGCCATCAACCATCTGCCCTTGAAGCATAGGTGATTGTGGAACTGGCTGTAACTGTTGCATCTGCATTTGTCCATATGGCATTGCCTGTTGATAGTTATTCTGTAATTGTGCCAACCTGTCTTGATACGGCTGTATTTGTCCGTAAGGGTTGCTCATCATTGGCTGTTGCGGATAATACGGATAACCTGCCATAATCTGTTCCTCCTGTCCGGGATTCAAGAATCATATCCATATCATCTATAGAACGATGCTTTTCCCATATACCCTCGTAAGGGTTTCTTAATATAATCATTACGTTTTCTCCTATGATTATATTATATAGGAAAGAACACTGTATTTGAACGTCACTATTTCGCCACATTTCCGCCATTATACAAAGAAAAGCCCCGAATATACATCGGGGCAACTTTGGTAATTTTCTTTTTTATTTTTCTATTGATTCGGTCTATGGTTCTGGGACTGTACCCCATTAATTCAGATGCTTCCCATAATGTTTTTTCGCCATAAGCCCGTAATCGAAATAATTTTTCTTCACGTGAATCAAAACCTGCTTCTTGCAAGTAAAATTTTCTTTCATCTTCTGAAAAATCCGCATAATTCATATAACTCCACCGTCCTCCCTTACAAGTGGAATCGATTTGTTACATAGGAAATACACCGCTCAACATAAATCCTACAACTGCTCCCACGACTGCTGTTATAATGCATACAATAATGGTGTCATAACGTTTGCCAGGGACTGCCATGAGAATTTTTAAATTGTTGTTCATCTCATCGACTGTTTCTTTGATATGATCTAAGTCATTGCTATACAGGGCAGTCTTCTGTTCGAGTTTATTAATTCTAGAATAAAATTCCTTGTGTCTTTCAGACTGCTTTTCCTGCATATCATGAATATTTTTTTCAATTTCTTCGAAGCGGTGATTGTTAAAGCACTCATGTTCACATCCCATCGCTTTTCCTTTCTTTCACTCCCTATAAGATTTTTGCTCTTTCCCTACTTTAACGAGCAACCCTGCAACGTGCCGGGAGGAAAAACACATTGCGTTCCATCCCATCTTTTTTAATTGAAACTTCCAGCAAAAGGAAAAACACCATGATTAATATAAATTTCGGTTTCAGATTCCCAACTTCTATTTACAGAAGATTCAGAATGTGATCCTTGGAACTCTGCCCCCTGTTTAACCAGAAAGTAAAGCGCCAAGTCAAAAATACAATCATAGCATTTTTTCATGTCGTTTTTGATTTTATCATCAGTGTAACTAGAGGGGTAATTTCGCTTATTTTTAAATGAACGAATTGCCCGATTTACAGAAAGAGTGAGTATGGACTCAGATTCTGGATTATCTGCTAAATAAAGTGATAATTCTTCCATAAGTTCTTCATTCATTTAATTCACCGCCTCTTTCTGCGTTACTGCTGAGATAATATTTCAGAAATGATACCAGCCTTATTTGTTGAGGTCAGGGCATAGCCATTATCACTTGCAAGCTGTCTTAACTGTGGCACAGTCATATTAGACAGCTCACTTTCTGTGTATTTATGTGTTGATTCTTCTGATTCAACACTTGCTACAGACGGTGATTGGCTGTTCACATTGAGACTATGCCCGCTTATTCCCCCTTTGTGCCGATAACGATACCGCCATTAGCTTTCGGAGCAACCGGAACGAACATACCGGACGCTTTTGTCCATACTGCAACCGGATCCTGTGTAGCCCACATGGACAGTGTTACGAAAGAACGGTTTTCTTCCTGAATGAACTGTCTGTATTCAAGTTCCTCAGGTGTCACGCCCCAGAGTCCTGTACCGAAAGAACCGTTTGCATCTGCTTCATACAGAGTAAATACATCTTCTTTGAAGTATCTGCCTGTTTTAAGAGAACCATCTGCTTTTCTGAAGTGGAATTTCTCATCGCAACGATCAATTGTGATTCCGTATTCCTGCATAAGCAGATTTGCAAGTTCCTGTTTTGTCAGAAGGCGTTTGTTAGCTGCTCCCAGAACCGCTGTCTGCATAACAGTATTGTTTCTCATGTAGTTAATCATCTTTAGAGATGTAAGTGCTTTGTTTACAACAAATCCGTTGTCTTCTGCAACTGCAACCATCTTTTGGATATCACCCATGATGTCCGCATCTGGACTAGACCAGTCTATAAGAGTGACTTTTGCACCAGTCGGTACGCCGTAATCAATATTCAGATCTACATTGTTCTCGTTGACTTTTACGGCACCTGTAGAAAGGAACTGTCCTTTCATAACATTCGCTCTGGTAACAACACCTTCAAAAAGGTAAGCTGCATCATCAAATACAAAGTTTTTCAGTGCTTCATTATCCGGCACACCGTTTTCAATTGCCTGCTGTAATCTTTCGGACTGATTGACTTTTCTCTTAATAAAGAGTTTTTCAGTCAGAACTTTTTCGAAGCCCGGTCTTGTTCCGATTTCTGCTTCAGTATCAAGCGCATGAACGAATGCCACTTCTGGCAGTCTCTGTCCAGCCATAAGTCTGTAGTATTCAGCTTTCAGGTACTGGGTTTTAACATCTGGAAAAATGATATCAAGGATACCAGGTCTTTTAACACTGAAATTCTGAGAGAAGTTAAGTCTTTCTTCCTGTGTAATTGATTCTAATACATTAAATGGCATCTGTTATACCTCCTTAAAATTCTGGGTCTGTAGTGGTTACGAAAACAATTCCCGCTTTTTCAAGTTCTGTCTTTGCGGTAGTATCGACTACTGCCGGAAGTCTCTTTTCAAGAACACGTCCTGCAACAATTACGGAAATTGGTCTCTTTACATCGTCTGTCATATCAACCTCTTCAAATACGATTCCTTTTGCACCGGTTGCATTTGTCGGATATACAGAACCTGCTTTGATGATCTTCTTAGTTCCAACGGTTTCAGCATTTGTCTGTTCTGCTGTATAGGTTTTAAGTACCAGTCCTACCTCGGATTCGAGGATATTAGGTGTGGATTCGTACTGCTCTGTTTTCATAAAAGCCATAATCTAAATCTCCTTTACTTGAATTAAATATTTACCGGTGCGTTATCGTCCGCCGGTTTGATTTCTGGGTTCATTCTTGCTGAGTACGCTTTTGCATATTCAGATGCATCACTTTTCTTTGTCTCGTTACTGTCGCCAGCTCCACCACCCGGATTAGGCGTGTTTTCAAGGATTTCTTTTTCCCATGCAGCTTTTGCAGTATCGAGAGTTGTTTTATTTACTTCGGAAATTCCATCAACAAAAGTCTGTGCTTCTTTGAGTGCATCTTCTTCATTCATATTGGAAAATGCTTTGATTGCTCCTGCGTAGGCATCACCTTGCATTCCTGCATTAGCAAAAATGGAAGTGATTTTTCCTGTCAGTGCTTCTCTCTGGGAAGTTGCAAGTGCGGATTCAAGGTCAGAAATTCTTTTCTCGTTTGCAGCTTTTTCTTTCTGGCGTTCCAGTTCTGCTTTCTCAGCGTCTGTCATATTCTGCTGTTTCAGCTCTTCCAATTCTTTTTCAAGGTCTGCTGCCTTGTTGGCTTTTTCTTGTAATGAAGCATTTTTGTCTTTTTCTTTCTTTACTTCTCCTGTAACGGAATCAAGGTATTTAGACACCTGTTCATCAGACGGTTCCTCAATTCCCATACCGATAAGTACTTGTTTTGCCTGTTCTCTTGTCATGAAATCTCCTTTCTTCCAGACCAACACGCTTTGTTCACACGGTTCGCTCCGCACATGATCTGTGCCCGATTTGCGCTCACGGGCTGTTGCAATATTTTTGAGTATTAAAAAAGGAATCTCAGTTTTCCAAGATTCCTTAAATAATTGATGTAAAAGCGTCTATTCTTCACCAGTGGAAGAAATTGTTGCTGATTGATTTTGAATTGATTTCTGACTAAAATCTTTAATCAATTCTTGTGCTTTCTCCATTTCTGCGTCTGGGTTTGCCAGTTCGGGATAAACAGTTCCAAGATATGGTAAGCTCATTTCATATACCTTTTGCGGATCGCTGAATAATCCACAAGTAATCAATGCAATAAGCGGGTGAATTTTATTCTTGAACAGATAATCAAGTGCCTGTGCTTTAACAAGCATGTTATCTGTTGGGTTTCTGGTGATTTTGACATCAAAATCTCTGGTAGAAATCTTGACATCATTGGAGGTTTTGCGAATGATGTTGAGAATAATTCTGACAGAAGCTTTTTCGGCTTCTTTTGTGAATGCTTCAACAAGTTTTGCATCTCGCTCTGCAAAATCCCATCCATTACGCAAATATACAGCATTACCAGTATCACCACCGGTGTTGCTCTGGCGGTTTGGCATTGCTTCTACAATCAGCATATTATTATAAATGTCGTCTTTAGCAACTTGGCTCTCCGACTGGTTTAATTCCGCAGTCATCAAGTCAACATCTGACTGAACACCGTTTCCAGCATCTTTTACAGATATTGCTCCTAGCTTGACCATTTTCAAAAATTCATTCTCGTCAACTTCACAGTTTTTGAATTTCATAAATGCTTGAACAAACTGTTCAACACCGTTTAATCTATCCGACTGATACTTGTTGATCGCATCAAATGCTGTAATTGCAATTTCGACATCAGATAGCCGGTCATGGTTGTTTGGATACTCGATAATTGGGATTCCGCCAAAGCCATTAATGCCGCTGACGGTTACTTGTCCGTTCTTTATCTTGAAATATTGATTTGAAGAATAGCAAAGATAATATTGCTGATTCTCTTCATCTTTCAATATTTGAACAGATAGCATTGCTTTTCCTGTGTTTCTAGAATAAACAATATAAACATCTCCCGGATACGGAATAAAAATTCTAAATGGTGGTAAATCACGGTCTTTTGTCCAATCGTCTTCTCGTAGAATTGCTTTGTATGCAGTTCCTACGGCACTCTGGTATATTCCAAGCTGAATATTTCGGGCATCTGCATTTGCTTCGTCCAGATAATCATTCAGCAGATCAACCTGTTCATTTATCTTTTTATCTGCTTTTTTCTTTTTGCAGACATATTGAATAGGTTCTCCATATATTTGCCCTGCCTTAAACTTGACAACTTCCAGAGCGTGATTTTCGACAACTCTGTTATTTACTTCCGGTCTCACTAGCTTTTCTCGATATAAGATTGGTTGGTCACCTTTGTAGTACCGATAAAGATAATTAATCATCATTCTATTTCGATTATGTGTGCCAATCGTATCAGATAGAACTTGAACAACATTTTCGGTAGTAATTTGAGCTACGCCAGTGTAGGCAGTTTTTCTGCCAAAATCGCCTTGGCATAGGTCAACAAAATTGCTTTTGTTTCTTCCCACTGCCTATACCTCCTATTTTTAGACATGAAAAAAGCACCGAGTTTTCACCCGATGCTTTATATATTTTCATCATATATTATACATAATTGGAAAGTTATATTCAGTAAGAAAAGGTGTTAACTTTTGAAATTAAGCATTTCTTTTACGTAATTTACTGCTTTCTTGTGGAATTGTTTAATATATTCTTCGTTGTATTCCATTTCATCTGCAATAACAGTTAGCTTTTTTCCCTCTACGTATCGTTTATACAAAAAATCATAATACTGGGGATTTTCCACAGACTCTATAACATCTATAAGTTTCTGTTTTTTCTCCATAAGCTCTACCACATTATCAGCCAATTCTCGCTGCGCATCCACCAATTTTGCAATTGTATCGCCTATTTTATCTTGGCTTCCAGAAGTCTGAACGCGTTCAATGCCATACGTCGAAGCACTAATACTAGTAGCAAGCAATTTTAAGTGTTCGATTTCTTCCAGTTTGTTATTTATAATTTTTTCGTATCGTTGAATTTGATTCAGATATTCCTTTATATCCATGCTATCTCCTTCCCCAGAATGGATTCTGCATTGCAGTCGCTTTACCGCCTAATGGATTTTGTACGTACTCAGCCATCATTGCCAAAGAATCAATTCCGTCATCATGCGGTACTTTTGCCCTAGTGGTGTACGTAGTTACATTAGCCATAAATAATCCGTAATCAGACTTTGCTTTGTACTGACTTGGATGCAGAAAATAAAAATGTTTTGCTATATAGTCCGAATTTACAAGAATCTTTGTTTCTTTATTTGCTGACGTTGGTTTTGTCTCAATTTCAGCTCGGCACTTTCCGGTAATCATTTTCTGGATATTGTGTGCCACACGGTTTCCGACATTATTTGATTCGAAACGAATCTTATGTGGGTTATGTCTTACCAAAATATCTGCTGTCTTTCTATCCAAAATGTCATAGTCTGTAGTGTCATCAAACACCACATCAGGAAAGAAAAATTTATCTCCGTATTGGTATGCAATCGGTAATGATTCGAAGTCGGTTCCTTTATCTTTTGTATCGCATATCGCCCATATTGCATCTGCATTTTTATCTGGAATGATGATGTATTCATCCGCGCATCCATCCGGCACGTCTTCTTTACTGAAAAAGAATCGTTTTAATTTATCCGGCGGTAATAATAATCCCTCACGTTCTACCGGCTGTTGCTGATAAAGACAGTTGTAAGAAATTTCATCCATGGATTCTTTAGCGTCATTGAAATATTTTTCTGAGAATCCATTCACCGTAAATAAGAAATTACTTTTTCCGTTTTCGTCAAGTGCTGGCACTGCTATGAACCTTGCCCGTGGGTTTCCGGCATATAATTGTTGCAGTTTTCCGATAGGGTCATGTACTGACCATCTGGTGGCAATATAAAACTCTTTGCATCCCTCAAGTCTACGGGAGCGCAAGTCATTTACCACTTTTGTCCAGAGAGTATCAAGTCTATTTTTGTTCAATGCTTCCTCAATACCAGACACAAGGTCATCGGCAGTAAGAAATCTATTGCATCTAGTGGCACCAGTCAAAGAACCATCAATAGAACGAAATGTCCATGTCTTAAATCGTCCGTTTCTTTCGAGATTGACTGTAGTTTCCTTTGCATTTGTTCCTTGGATTTCTACGTTAGGGAATATCTCATGCCACGTGTATTCCACGGGATCATTGATGATTTCCAGAACACCATCATAAAGGGAACGTGTCAGAATGCTACTGTGTGCCGAAGACAGGTTAAAGTCATTCGGGAACCATCCACCTACCAATGATAAAAAGAAATCTTCCAGAGTACTCTTGCCACAACCCGGAGGTACGCTTAATGCAAATATATCTAATTTGTTATCTATCAGGTCTTGCAGTGAACCTATGATGTTGTGCTGTAAGAACACATTTCTTCGTGGTTCGTAGAATCGTTCTTTCGGGATTCGGTTCTTTTCAAGGTAAAGAAGCCCGCTGTCAACCTGATAGTTCTGTGCTTCCAACAGCAAATACTGCCAGTACAAATCGTCAAATGAACCGCTTCCTGTAACTGCTGCCTGTTTTGCAGCTCCATTGTGAGCGTACCGACTGACTTTCATTGCCATGTTCCGTGCATCTGGATTATCCTTAAAAGGAAGGTCAATATTCATATTCAAAAGTAAATCAAGGCAATCTTTTTGGTTTTGATAGACTGTCATATCACCATTAATTATTTGATTTAGAATTGCCCGATACCATTCAAATGAGCCTTCTGTGAATTTTTGCATAAAAATAGAGCCAGACCTCCTTTCTTCTTAGGATTTAGTCTGGCTCTCATGTGGCTCTCTGACTGATTTATTATTATATTTCGTTGATGATATTCTCAATTGCTTTTATTCCTGCAAATATTATTATTACAACCATTGATACTGTGGAGAACAATCCATAATTACCTTCAATCATCAATGATATTGTAAGTATCAAATAATCAATTGCTAACACAAATACGAATGTGTTTATAATTATCCAACATATGCTTATGATTTTGTTCATTCAATCACCTTTGTTATTCAAGCCAATTATTGTCTAAGCAATAAAATCCAAATACTACTAATCCAGTTAGTAAAATCCAACCGATTCTAAACAATATTAACGGCATATCGGATTCTAAATGTTCAACTGTTTCATTGATATTTCTATTATTGTAAAACACTGATTTATCGCTGATTGTTTTGTCTTTTAACAACGTAAAGATTGTTCCCTTGTACTTTGTTCCAACTCCATAGTACTTATACCTGATACGGCTTGACTCTTTTATCGTATCAATGTACTCATCATCTGGAAAAACAATCTTGTTGCTTTTAAAATCAATTCCGCAGAAATTTATCTTTTTAGCTTTCTTGCTTTCTTTTCCTACATAATCCCATGTCCAATACGTTTCTGTGGTGTAATATTTATGCTTTCCAGAACCATGCGAAACTCTTCTGGTATGCATTGTGTATTTTTCTTTAACCTTCTTAACATACATGTATTTACCACCGATTTCTGGGTAAGTAACTGTATCTACAGCCTTTAATTTGCCATACACAAAAGCATTTCCAATATTGGTTTCCATTCCATACTGAAATAAATCCGTGGACTCAATCTTTACTGCTTTATTGTATTTATCATTTTGGTTTATCTGCCAGTCGGATATTTTGGAAGAAATTAATACTCCAATAAGAAGCATTATTGCAATAATTGAAATACTAGCGATAATCTCTCTTCTTGTTATCTCAAATTCTCCAAAATTCCAACCTCTTTTCGTCTTCATAGCTATTCCTCACATAAATTCTGTGGTGCTGATTCTGGTGCATCAAAATCGAGTAATTCAAATTCTTTTTTGTCATATCCAAGCATATTCAAGAATGATCTCTGAGGAAATGCTTTTACATATTTGCGATATGATTTGACTGACTTGTTGTAGTTCTCTCTGTATTCTGCAATAAGATTCTCTGTCATAGAAAGTTCTGTCATGAGCTGCTTGTAGTTCTCAGAAGATTTTAATTCCGGGTATGCTTCACTCACAGCTGAAATTGCAGTAGTAACATTCTTAATATCGTTTGAACCAGAAGTTCTTCCAGAAACAATAGCTTTTAATGTTTCACTCTCATGCTTATCATATTGTTTCACACAATCCGCAAGATTGTATACCAGATCAACTCTACGTTTCTCCTGTATCTTAATGTCTGATGATGCTGATTCTACCTGTTCTTCCAATGATATTGCATGATTCTGGAAACTTTGTACTCCAAAGATTCCGAATATTACAATTGCTATAACTCCTACAAGTGAAATTAATAATACTTTCCATGCATTTTTCATGATTTATTTATCCTCCCACAAAAATTTGTCTGTTCCTCGTCCATTATCAACTACTTTTTTCAAAATAAGTATTCCGCACTTTTTACAATAATACGGATGAAAGCGTTGATTAGAGTCACATGGCTTAAATTCATCAAAATCATAATTATAAGGATTGGATATCTCACATTCTTCAAAATCATGATCACATTCTGGAATCTTCATTTAGTCACCCCCCCATCCGGAATACCTAACTGTTTGTAAGTGAATACGGCAGTGTACTTCTTTCCGCATTTGTAGCAAGTTTCCGTAATAGTGCAAGTCTTTTCTTTGTCATTGCATTTCGATTCTGTATCCGAACTTTTGAACTTGCATCCACCTGTCAAAAAGCATTTAATCCGTTTTGCGTTCATACATCCACCTCGAATAAATTTACATTATTTTCTAAACCACCAAATATGTTTATCAAGAATATCTGCTTTTACATCACCATCAACATAACATTCACACTCCTCACCTGCAAATTCTGCCGGTGTTGTAAATTGTGGTATTCCATCTGGTTCCAATATGACACACGCCTGTCCAGAAATATAACTTGTTACAACGGCTGGTTCGCTACGCCACCAAACTTTTCTTCCGATAACATTTTTATCAAAATCAATTTCATTCAAATTCATTGGGTGTTCTAAAAAATCATTAATCATGCACCTCGCACGTTCAATACCGCCTCTTACATCGCAGAATTTTTCACCGTTTCTGGTTATAAACACGTTTCCAATTGTTCTTGTTTCAAGTTCACCGTGTCTGTATCTTGCATGATTATAAGGTGCATAATTTATACCCCAACATACAGGCTCTCCATCGAATTGAACCAGATTCTCACAACTCGGTTTTTCGCTTCTTGGATAAGCCCATAAATTGTTATTTCCGTATTTCCCACCGATCGTATGTATATAATCTTCTATTGAAACAACAAAATACGATTTTTCGTTAATTACAGTATCCCAATTCATTTGGCGCATTTTTAGTCTCGAAATATCTGTAGTCCTGTCTATTAACTTGATTATTGGCATCTGATACCCTCCTTTTTCATGTGTTCACCTCACAATACTTCTAAGCGAATCCCACCACTCGTCTTTTTCATTTACATCTTCTACTCGCTCAAACATAAATTTAAGTTTATAGATTCCAGATTCTGTTGTAGCTGAGTCGATATGCATGAGTTTGAATTTTCTTTTAAGACATCCAATTTCAAGAATGCATTCCTCCGGAAGATCAGTGTAATTCATGACGCATTCTACCCAAATAATCCGTCTGCCTTCTTCATGATGTACTTCAATGTCAGCTAGTGCATTAATGATTTTTTCATCAATAATCTTAATTGGATAGTTCACTACACCATATTTTTTCATACATTCACCTCAAACTCTTTCTTGCAGTTACTACCCTTGCACTTCAATTTAAGATGCTGGATTTTTGTCTCTGGGCTAATCAGAAGTGCTTTCTTCTCGCAAAAAGGACAACAATACCACAGTTTGCCATTGATGTTCTTTATTAATGCCCGTCCGTCCCACGGCTCCGGTGGGTTCATTGCCTGAGAGAAATCTATCCCCTCAGATTCAAATGCTGATTTGATGCTCATCTATATTTTCTTACTCCTTTTCGTCCTGCAACTCTGCGTATCATCGGAATTCCATGATTTTTTCTAAAATTATTTCGATTTATTTTATCCGGTGCAAATATTGTCCAGAATAATCTTTTCTTAGTATTTGAATTCATTTTAAAATTTATAGTGAATGATTCGTATTCACTGAAATTCGGTAAATCGTCATTATAATCAGGTGGTATGTGTTCTGGAACGTTTGCTATTTCGGTAATCGGACAGTACTCACCATCTGGCTTTTTAAGAAAGTACTGTTTTTCGTCTTTTTCGCCCATATCAACTCACCCCATGAGTCTTTCTAAGATTTGCATATCGGTCAATAATTACGTCCAATGCAGTCTGAAGCTGATTAATTGTGATGCAATCGGACTGATGAGTACGTTTCAGGCTTTTTATCTCTTCGAAAGGTGCATCAATATCCGGAGTCATAAATCCAGGAATGAGGTTCAAATCATCCACCTGTTTCTTTAACGCGGCGTTATAATTGCACATATTATCCAGTTCAGCCTGAAGCTCATTGATTTTCTCATTTTTGTCCAGAATTTCATGTTGCTTTGCTTCGCTCTCATCAACCAACCGAACAACTTCTTCTTTCAGCTGATCTACTGTCCATTTTTTCAAATCTTCAATTCCCATGGCATCCTCCCTCAAATCTTGGTAAATATTTCCATGTCGTAGTTATCCCGGATATAGTCCACACATTCACACAGTTTCTTACGCAAAACTAAATCATTTGCGATGTCTGGGTGAAGCGCATACAGCATATAACTTCCTTCTTTTCCGTCTTTCTGAAACTTCTTCCAGTCAAACGTCATTGTGAAAAGTGGAATCCTTGTGAGATTCTTTGTCTTGTGTTTTATATATAGATTGCAGAGTTTTTTAATCATTCTTTTCTCTTTCCTCCCTATGTTTCATCTGGCATTCGATCATCTTTGCTATATTCTCACGTTCCTGTTTTATTCCATGTCCTTGACGGAACAACTCACATTCAAGGATATTGCCGCATCTGGAACACTCGTCTTTAATTTCTTTTCCTGCTATTTGCATTCCCATCCATCCTGTACCATTTTAGGCTTATATTCTTTTTCGGTGTATCCCTCACCGTTACATAAGTCGCAAGTAACTTCTATTTCTTGGTAATCATCGCAACACTCCCAGTATTGTGCACGATTTACTCTTTTGATAGTAGTTCCACTTCCACCGCACTTCGGGCATCTATGAATTTTATTTCCTTGTATTAGATTTACAAGGTCATTAAGAGTCGTTTCTCCACCGTATACATTTCTCAGACGTATCACTTCATGAATTTTCATTCTTTACACCCTCCCAACATTCACAACTGTCATCAATGCATCTAAAATCTGCACAATGTTCACTGTCGCCATTACAGCAGACACCTTCGTATGTTGCATACCATTTGCATGTACAACAATAATCTTTTTCTTCCATAAGCCACATCCTTAAACAAAAATTCCAGTACACGGACTTGAACCGTAACTAGCCACCCAACGTGGAGTACTGGAAACCATTCATAGAAAGGTAAGATAAAAATGAAATCCTTCCAATGATTGCAGTTCATTGGAACGGTGCATACACGATTCGAACGTGTACAACATTTCTGTTGGATAGGTTAGCGACCTACTCTGATACCATTACAGCAATGCACCACTTAACTAACCAAAGCTGATTTTATTTTATCGTCAAAAAACCAAAAAAACGGTGGGAACCTTATTTGCAAGAGCTACGCCCACAAGTGGAATTGAACCACTACGCTGCACCTAACTCGCTCCGTATGTTTTATATTTCTTCAATTGTAATGCAATTGTATCTCTCTGAATTAATTGTATTCTCCATAGCTTCAATTGGATTGTATCCAAGATTCTGCAATACCTCTTTGAATACTGTTACCGACTGACCGCTTGCGAGCTGCACACCTTTTCTTGTAGCATCTGTATGGAACACATCATGTCTGCTGTCGACATTCCAAAAGATAATATTCGGAATAACATATCCGGCTTTTCGGAATTTCTTTTCCATTTTGTCATAGAAAGTCCAATCCTTATTCCCACTATAATCAATTTCCATATCAGAGATAATAACTATAGCTTTCGGCATCTCTTCTTGCGAAACGTTGTTCTCTTCAGCAATATCGAGTACTTTCTCAAATGCAGCTTTAAGGTTTGTGCAGCCACCCCAATCTGCATTTTTGGCATTTTTTATTTTCTGGTGAAGTGTTTCACCCTTTAATGTAACAACCTGCGGATTACTAGAGAATGTCATAAACAGATTATGATATGCTCCAACATTTCTTTCCCCAAAATAAATTGCCAATCCTATTGCAGTAGCTAGTGGTCTGCCACCATTCCAAGACATCGAGTTAGATACATCAGCCATTATCAAAGCGTTTGTTCCCTGTTCAATATAATCTGGAAGTGCTTTCCACTGTGCTTCAAGAACTTTGTTGTTTTCTCTTCCATAAAGGATTTTTTCTACGATGTCGTATGGATACAAGGTTGAAGCATTGATTTTAACTTCTCCTTTATCAGCTTTATTGATAAATTCGCTGAATCTATCTGGATCATGCTTTGCAAAGGCTCTACGATAAATCATCATTGCACGGCTTGGAACTTCTGGATATTTAATCTCGTTCCACTTACCGGCAGACATGAGGCTTTCAACAACACCTATCTGCTTTCTCATGCTGCGAATGATTCTCTTAAAGTTATAAACCGGATAGCCTAACTTCTGTGCAGTCAGAATTCCTAATTTTCTAGTCTTTGCACTACTTGCATCAGCTGTTTTAATCCATTTAGCAAGCAGAGAAATTGCTTTACCCTCATTAAGATTCTTCAAATCTTCTTCGAACTGATTCTTCATGGCTTTCCACATATCGTCTTCCAGTGGTGTTCCAATCAATTCGTAGAGATCATCGTATCTTCCAAATACTCCAATCAAATCAAGATTCGGTCTAAGTGCTTCTGGATGATGTTCTGCCATATAACGGATAATGGTTCGGAAAGTTTTTCTTTCTCCAAGTCCGCAACGAATATCTCTTGCATAGAAAATTATCTTTGTTGCAAAGAGCTTATCCTGTGCATACGCTTCTGAGAACAATGTAGTGATTCTATTCTCATCGGCATCTCTTAATGCGCCAATAGTTCCGAATAGATCAAGTCTTGCATCACTTGTGGTGTTCAGTGCGACTGCGCCATTTTCAGTTCTTGTAAACTTGCTTTCTTCTTTCATTGCATTTGCAAAATCCATGTTCTTCTCCTTTCAGGACACAAAAAATAAAATGAATTATAAAATATTCGCATAAGATTTTATTTAAGAAATAAGTTGCTGTAAGTGTCCCATATTTTTTTCATGATGCTTTTGGTTTTCATAATTAGCAGTTATGTCCAAATGATTGCTGTAAGCACCACATAAGTGGCAAGGGGTGGACTCGAACCACCAACACGTACCTTGTAATGGAAAGAATTGCTGTAGAAGTCACGAACATGACTTACAATCTTTTACTGCTCTACCAATTGAGCTACCTCGCCATATTTACCGCTTATAACGGTCAGACAATGCCTGAATTGAGTTTCGCCTTTTTGCTATAGTGTAAATCCACCTGAGGCATAGACCGCCTGTATACAAACAACTTAACTCTAAGCGGATTAAGTTGCAGGAGGCGGATTCGAACCGCCGTTCTCAAGAATATGAGTCTTGTGAGATTCCACTTCTCTGCCCTGCCTTGTGTGGATTTTCAGCGTATTTGTACCGGCAATCCACAAGCCGACTGTTTCTTACATCTCGGACAGCATCCTCATATCTCATATTCAGATGAGATAATGGGAGAAGATGGAGTCGAACCACCCGAGCCCGAAAGCAACAGATTTACAGTCTGCACCGCTACCTCTACGGAATATTCTCCCAAAACCCGGGCACCCCGGGTTAGCAATATGTTTATCGTGTTATGCTTTCCACTAGGCTGTTTTATGCCGTGCCAGCCCCACGAAGTTGCTTCGGATATTATTATGCCTTTTGACTTTATGTTTCTTGAAAACTCCCTTGCCATCAATGCGCGCTTGTGATGGCTTATTGAAACTAAGAAACATTCATCGGACGGGAAATCAGATCAAACACAAGCCTATGCCGTTACATATCTTTGCTCATTCTGATTCACATACGCTCATCCGAAAGTTTTTTCTTCCCATAAAACGGATGGGTAGCATACGGAAGAAATGGAAATTCTGAGATTCGAACTCAGGACTTCCCGGTTATGAGCCGGACGTTCTAACCGCTGAACTAAATTTCCTGAGTAGAAGCAGTATCCCGGATTGCAGATTTTGAGTTGATTTGCTTCTACTGTTGCGGTTCTTTGCCACCAGCCGCAACAAAGGTCATGGCAAAATAGAGTACCTCGTTTTTACGAGGATTCCCATCCGGGACATTTGAAGCCCCTTTAATCAGCTCCGTTGAGCTAGATGGGTTTTCGTCGGAGGGTCTATGTAAAATAAACCATTGCCAGGTACATGCGCAACCTAGCAAGCTGGGCTAGTGGGATTCGAACCCGCGAATACAGCAGTCAAAGTGCTGTGCCTTACCACTTGGCGATAGCCCTAGAATCTTTCTCCCACTCCGCACCATCACAAAAGTAGGAGAAAGAATTGAGTGTGTGATAATATTTTTATTATGTGCTCTACAATTGCAACACAACTTATGTGGAGAATTCAGCAATTTAAATAACTAAGTTGTTCTCTTTTTTGTAGAGTCATATTTGCTAAATCGGATGTCTCGATCGTTTGCTTGCGTACCGCTCCACTACGGGACAAGCGTATCCTTTCGCATTGTTTATATGATTAACCCGTTCTTCGATAATGAACAGGATAATCTGCATCGGAAATGCTAAAAGCATATTTTTACCTCGCTGTGCAGATTAATATGGTATTCAGAATGAGTCCTAATTCCAACACTGTAAAGAAGAAAGTAGAAAACATCGGTATTTTCTGCTCGTTAATTTGCGTCATGAGGAATGCAGCCAACGTTGTGAATACTATTATGTTAATCGCTACTGCGATAATGGTTAATGGCAATCTCATTTTTCCTCTCCTATCATGAAATCGAGAATTTTTCTCGCAACATCGTCTTCTGGCTCAAATGGCAAGCCGCAATAATTATAACGCTCTAAAGCCGATTTTAGGCTTGCTTTGAATCCACGGTAAATTTCCCCGTGTTGTAACAGTTCATGCCTTAAAACTGAAATTGCATCAGTAATTGATTTAGAAGTGAAACTGATTTGTGTCAGGGCTTCCATTTGAATATCTGGTTCTGCCATCAATTCAAGACTAAATGTTGGAACTTCATCAACTGAAACATGAAAATCCACTGATTTCACTCTTGGAATCGTTTTACCATCAATAAGGCATTTAGTTCCAGCCCAATCATACGGTTTAGGGTTCACAATTCTTACAACAGGCATCTACACATCCCCTTTCTTGTGCATTGCAATACGCTAGAAGATGTTCTGTAATCTCTTGAAGCTGATTTGTGTCGTACTTTGCAAAGGTCTGCGGTTCTTTATCATGCAATGGTGACAATGTACCAAATTTGCTAGGTTCAACAGTTATCGTTGCATTAATCAGCATGGACGCCACGTCAATTGGTTCGTCTGGAAGCATTAAATCGCCCTGGTTCTTCTTACCACCGATAACACATTCGATTCTGTCGGCTCTTACCATTGTGTAATTTTTTATTTTATTAAAATCCGGTTTTTCGTCCGTTAAGATTGCTTTTCCATTTTCAGTGTATACATAATAAACTTTCTTGTTACTATTCATGCTTCCTCTACCTCCCCAAAATATTTCTTGTACAATTCATAATCGTTTTTCCCGAGTAAGTCTTTGACTGTATATTTTTCCTCTATACGAAGATCGCTATATGTAGTAAATACTTTTATATCCCGAATGCAGATTCGCTCGCCCTCAGAAATTTTACCACTAACACGTTCCGTATCTTCATCAGCAGAAAACCATCTTCCGTTTTTTGTCAAAAAATAAGTTCTGCATCTTGATATACTAAAACAAATACAATTTACGCTTGTTGGATCACTAAAAACCTTTTCTGCTTTTGATGTGTCGTATAACCTACCGTCTTCCAGAACGGATTTCTTGTGGTTTGTTATCTCAATCTCGTTATTTAAGATAATCTTATCTGAAAGATTCTGACTTTCATCCTGTACGACCAAGCCGCCTTTTTTATTTTTTAAGAATTTTTCAAGTATCGACATTTGTCTACCTTCTCCGAAAATATTCTGCCAGGGCTTCCCTTGTGATCTGTGATATACTTTTGCCGGTTCGGTTCTTCTCAGCTATGAGTCTTTGTTCCAGTTGGTACGGCAACCGGATTCTGATTGATTCACCTTCGAGTTTATTATTTCTCATAAGCAGTGTCCTTAACTAACAATCTCAATCGGGCATCCAAGTTGTTTTTCCAACTCGGCAATAGTAATCTTTCTTGGTTTCATTACATCAACATCAACACGCTGAATAATGCCTTCTGGAGCTTTCGCAAGTCCTTTGCCAGAAAATTTATCTATTCCCTCATTTGCAAATATGCTTAAATGCTCATATCCATAAGCTCTGCACCATCTTGTAGCTGAATCAACAATTTTTCTTAATTCCGTTTCAGGATCACCAAACAAATCCGTGTAAGAAATAGCCTGGTCAAATTCTGCATGGCTTATCGTTGCTGGAATTAAAATCTGCTTATATGGACTTCCGATAAATCTAAAGAATCTGTTAGTAATTAAAGCTTTTTCGCCTTTTGGTAATCCAAACCCTTGTGCCACAGCTTTTTTAAGTAACTGTTCTGATTCTAAATCACTTTTTGTAGTAATAGCCTTGTTTGTAAAATCAATCATCCTTTTCCTCCCCTAAGATTTTGTATAATGTTCCTCTGGAAACTCCAATGATCTCAGCGAATTGAATTTTTGTAATCTCACCATTCTGCCATCTGGCTTTAGTATCTTCAAAGAGTTTTTTGTCAATCTCTTTCTTTGCACGTCCTTTATACTTGCCCCGAGCTTTTGCAATTGCAATACCTTCTTTCTGACGCTGACGGATATTTTCCCTTTCTCTTTGTGCTACATATGAAAGAAGCTGCAAAACAATATCTGCGATCAGGGTTCCCGTCAAATCCTTGTTCTGTGAAGTATTGAGCAATGGCATATCTTGTACAATAATATCTGCTTCAATCTCTTTTGTGATTTTTCTCCATTCAGTAATAATCTCTTCATAGTTTCTTCCAAGTCGGTCAATCGAATGAATTACCAGCACATCTCCTTTATGCAGTTCTGAAATCATCTTCTGGTACTCAGGACGGTTAAAGTCTTTGCCGGATTTCTTGTCCATGTAAATTCTATCAACTCCATCTTCTCTCAGTGCTTCCATCTGTCTTGCTTCATTCTGATCTACTGTTGATACTCTTGCATATCCTATCTTCATATATACACGCCCCCGTTTCTTTATGGTTTAATTATACACCATAGGGTGTGCTATATCAATAGTAAAATACACGTTTAAGTGAATTTTGTTTGATTTTTATAACATTTGCGTTTATTATGTAGATAGGAGGTGTTGTCATGGTATCTCAAAAAGTTAAGCAAATCATGAAGCTGAAGAAAATAACAAATGTTCAAGTGGCTGAGCATCTAGGTACTTCGCCACAAGCACTTGCAAACAAGTTTTCCAGAGAAACGCTTTCTGCAAATGAGCTTATTGCAATTCTGGATTTTCTTGGATGTCAGATTGCCGTTGAAGCAATCCCAGATGTTATCGTGAAATTTAATAGTGACGATTTGAAAAGGGAGCCGTAATGGTTCTCTTTTTTTATGCTCTAATCAGGCCTTGTCATTGAATATCTTGACTACCATTTTGGTACCCGAGGCCTGTCGCTACATCTATACCAGCAAACTACGGATTACCGTCTGTTATTACAGTTCTTACATTTCCAAATTCAGGATTGCTAAAAATTATCATTTCATTCATTCTTCATATCTACCTTTTCTGGTATTGCCTTTTGTTTTGGCAGAGAAACCATTAAGGCTTACGGCTTGTCGTGTTGCAACCACTATCTCTGCCATGTTGGGGGTTTGTTATTAAAAGGGCGTTTTTTAAAATTTCGGGTGGTCGGGGCACTCATTAGGCCGTTCGGGGCATCCATATACACCCCCTCCCGGGTATGCTTCTGGTGACGCTGACCGGGCAACCCTTTGCCCCATGAGTTCCCGTTGTCCCGGTCTTAACGCTGTTTTTCGGATGCCTTCGGCAGTAGCCAAGGAGAATTTCTATGCTTTTCTTCGTCATATTGCACAACTTTTCACGTTTCCGCATGTGTGCATTATGGGTACACCCTAAAAGAACATTGAACATTGCTATATATTGTGTGTTAATCTCAGAGACTACAACATATTGTTATAACTCAGGCTTTTCCATCTCTGGAAGTTCCAGAACATCCTTGTACTTGTCTGCGATCTGCTGCGCTGTCTGCTGTGGCTTTCCGTTGTTCTCTTCTGCGCTCCGTCCGTTTGGTGCGTTCCATCCGAATTTAGAATTAAGTTTCATTGCCACGCCTGTGTTATTCTTGTCGCTGATTCCGATGTTCGCAAGTGAGTGTTCGTCATTCGCATTTAATTTTTTGATTAGGTCAAGGTGTGCTGTGCTTGCTATCTCCCTATACTCCCCTCTTTTATTCAACTTCCACTCCTGTATATCCTTAATAACATTGCCGTCTGTATCTATATATATCTTTGTCTTATACTCTCCATTTACCCAGTTATACATAGTCTGTTCACTAATCTTAATATATTTAGCAAACCCTTGTATATTTGACTCCTTGTTATATACGCCACATATAAATATATAATAGTCGAGTATGTAATTGATCAGTTCTGCATTATCACAATCTAATATAGTCTGCCTGTTGTACTTGAGTGTTACGTTTTCAGGCTTCAGGAATACATGATCCCCTGCATAACTAAGAGCTGATTCGAATGTGTTCTGAGGCGCTTTCATAAGGTCTTCAATACCATATTCAGCGCAAAATATATCTAAGTATTTCTTTGTATCATGTTTAAACGTATCTAACACGCTGTTGTCTGTATTCTGCACTGTATCACCTCACTTTATAACGTCAATCTATTAAATCATTAATAAATAAAAAAAGCCGGTCGGCTCTGGTTCGTTGTCCAGTAGCTAACCGGTTCAGTCCTCCAGCGGTTCGTTCTCGCTTTCGGTCTGTATCTGTATCTCTATTAACAGTATTAACATACAAGTTGTTGTTCTGTCAACTATTAATTTAAAACTTTTAGTCAATCTTATATAACACCATATACTATATCTATGTATATTATATATACTATATACAATATTATATTAATCAACTCAGCCTCTGGAATCTAGGAAGGGACAGGGAATAACTATAATTATAGATATTCATAATCCATAATATTAATATATATAATATTATAATAGGGCATTTTGAACACACAAAAAGCCAGACCTTCCGGTATCTGATCCGGCATGATCTGGCTATGTTTATTTTTGTATTAAGTTACGATTCCGCTTTGTCAGCCCTGCCCCTTCCTGAGTTCCGTCGGCTTCGTTGTATCGAGCATAACAGAACAATTCGTAAAAGTCAAGCAAAAAAATGTCGTTGACTTTTTGATGATATTGTGCTATGAATAATTATGTCAGGACTTCGGCGGCAGTTCTGTACCTGTCCTAAAAGCCGCCACAAAAAAGCATTATAAAAGCCCCTTGGAATTTTCCAAAGGGGCTTATTTTGTGTTCCAATATTCCGGCTTGTTTGTGATTATCCTCTTGCTCCCTTGTTTAATCGTTAATTTTATACATATGCCTGCCAGTTATTACTTTGATTTTTCCTTTGAATCTCTAGTATTTTGTCATAACTGTACCATGTACCTCTATACTGATATGAGCATCCTTTGAGGCATCCATGTTCGACGTCCACAAAAAACTCTGCAATTCTTTCCTCGTTTCCGAAATCATCCACCGGAAGCAGGTCTTTTTTTACTCGTATTTTCTGAGATTTTCCCCAGACAGTAAAGTTTTCAATCTGGTATGTTTCTTTCAGCTCAGAAATAATATAACCGCTCTGATTATCAACTCCGAGCTTTCCTTCGAAACTCCTGTAAATTTCCTGCATTTCTTACCCTCCTATATTTCCCCGTCTGGGGTTCTTCTTTTGTTATCTTTATTATAATATAAGTGCGTTAGATTGTCAATATATCTATGTGCGTTATTTTAATATTTTTTCAAGTCTGTCCAGTTCTGCAAGAACGGTATCTCTAATAAATGCGCTATTGCTTTTATTAAGGTTTAATTTTTCAATGCGTTCTTTGGTGTCCTTGGGAAATACTATATTAAGTCTATAGTTGTTTTTTTCATATGTTCTGACTGCTTTACGCTGTGCTTCTGTTGCCATAACTCGACCGCCTCCCGTTTCGTTTTTCTTCTATTATAATGTATGTGCGTTAGATTGTCAATATATCTATGTGCGTTATACATTATGCATAATTTTGTCTTTTATATATGTGCGTTATTTGGTTAGTATTCCGCCTTGTATATGTGCGTTATATATAGTATTATAATATCAACGAAGGGAACACAAGAACAGGAGAAAAGACAAAATGAATAAAGATTATTTAAGCAAACTTAACTGGGCAGTCTTCACAATGATCGACCGCAGTACACAAGACGACCGCAGAAGCAAAATAAGCGTTGCTGGTTTATTTGCTTATCCGGCAAATGCAGAGGACTTTATAAAAACGCTCCCGAGTGAACACGAGTGGTACATACTTGATCTTGACCGCTTAGAGCGGTTCGAAGAATTTTACAATTATGTTCAGGACATCAATAAAGAGTATGGAGAACGCGCAATATAATATTACTGACGGCGGTTTTTCTGAGTTTTTCCGGGGCTTGCCCCAAGTCGCATATATAAATTATTTAGAGCGGTGAAAATGCTGCTCTTTTTCTGCTACCTTGTATCCGCTTCGGGCGGTGTTGGTTCATGACCAGTACAGGGGTATTACTATAGTGTCTCTTATTCGCTTTTTAACGGCTTATGTTTGGCTTATGGTATATTTTATCGTTTACGGCCTTAAAATCGTTTCTAGGCTGTTTTATACAATCAATTAAAAGGATTGACGACAGATTGCAACGGGCGTATTATGTTTATATATGTCAATGTGGATAAATGTCGGCTTGGATTCTGTCCAGGTCTATGGCTGCATCTATTCCGGATCGCTTCGGGCGGTCTTATTTGCGAACCATTTTTACACGCTGATTTCCTGGCAGTCTGTCCAGCTTATGCAGTTCTTGCCGGTTTATTATCCTTGTAAGCACTTATTTGGCATTTTACAGCCGTTTATATGCTTACATGTGTATTTTATCGACTGTAAATGTAAAATTGATTTTAGACACGTTTACAGGCTTTATAATGGCATCGGGTTATTGTATTATATACCGGTTTACTGCTTCATAATGTTTTAACGCTGTATTTTGACTTTTAAGCCGTTTTATATCGTTGCCCGATAAGTATAGGCTTATGCCGTTTGAATTGATTTTAGGCGCAATTATGCAATTAATTACAATGTTTCTAGTATGATCGTGTGCATCGGATGGCGACACGTTTTGCTGCGGGTATATTTCTTGATGCATCATCACTTTACTATGAAGTCTTACGAGTGCTAATTTTCACAGACATTCAAAAAGACCCGATGCATGGATTTTGAACGAAAAAAATCATTTTTCCATGGATACGGGTCGTTTTATATTTTTTATTTATTTGTGATTTTGTATAAATATTTTTATAGCATCTATTTTGGGACTGTGGAAAATGTAAAATTATTTCAATTTATTTAGATAATCTACTTTACCAGTGCTTCTTTTCTTCTTTATTGCGGTTCCACTTTTCATCCTCTGTTCTCGTTCTTCCTGTTTTCTGGTCTTCGATTTCTTCCTCAATGAGTTTTCAGTACTATACCCCATATTTTCCCTCCTTATCCTTGATCTTCTGACTTCTAGTCTTAAAATTAATGATTTCTACGTCCGTATTGAGTTCAGGTGGTATTTTCCTCACAACGATAACTCGAAGCGGTTCTATGTGCCTTTCCATTTCTTTAAAGCCTATACAGAATTCCTCTCTGGATGCTCTGGATTTAATTCTTTCATTGGTGCAACATGCTACGGTGCTTCTTTTTGGCACACCATCAAAAGCCCAGTCAAAGCAATACTCCGGCGGTATGCTTACGTTCGGAATAACTTTAATTCCGTTCATACTGAGATAATGAGCCATGGCATGATTTCTGTATTTGTTCCAGATATTCATAGCAAATGGCATACCATTTTCACCGACTGCCATTGAAAAGTCTGGTGCGATCACGCTCTTGAAACATTTCAAGTGTTCCAGGTATCTATCTGGATTATTCCATAGCTTTTCAAATTCGCAGTCATGGATATAAAAGTTGATGCTTAATTCTCGATGATTCTTTATCTTTCGGCTGAAACTGTCTTTAAAATCCACTGTGTCTTGTGGTATTTCGTCCACATACCTGTCCATCATTGGAATTTGGTATTTGCCGTCCAGTTCGGCTCCTGTGAGCATATATTCTTTCATGGTATCGTATGCAGTATGGCTGATTCCCTGTGCAATCATGAAAATTCCTCCCGAAAATAAAAAAAGACACAGAATCCTCATTCTCAGATCGGTGTCATCGTTAGTATACAATATATACTATCAAATATTCTATTTTATGTCAATTTACATGATATGTACGGCGCATTTATTATTAGCACTTACATAATGCGACTCCTATGGCATATAGTTTGTGCTAAAATTTCTTTAACTGTATTTCAATATTTCCATTGACTATAATTATTTTTGATATTATAGTTTTTAATATACGGTTTTTGTTTTGCTTGTCAATGTGTTCCCACACATCGGCAAGCTTTTTTATATTATCGTATACAAATTCTTTCTTCTGTGAGTTATCCGGGTTCTTCATCTCGTTCTGTATTTTTAGTTTTAGTTCATCTATACCGGATTCCGTTTCTTTTATCATCTCCAGAACCGTATCATTTCCCTCAGCATAAAGAGTATACAGACGTTTTAGCTTCGTTTTCTCTTTTTGGAGTTGTTTACTCAAAATGTCCAGACAGCTTTCTCTTTCTTTTGGCTTATGCGATGATAAATTGAGGGAAATCTTTAAAATCTTATCTTCAACCTGCTTTTCAATATCTTCTGCCCACTCAAGCGAATTGTTGCAATTCGGATTATAATTTGGTAAGTACGACATGCCGTTATCCCTTGAATAGCAATAAATTTTATGCTTTCCATGAGTCCACTTCTGATATCTCATCTTGCACCCGCACACTCCGCAATAGCACAGCCCCGTCAAGAGCTGATTCTCGTGATTAACGCAGAAGCTTTTACTTTGCTTACGAGTTTTTCTTAATTCCTGGGCTAATTCGAATACTTTAATATCGAAAATTGGTTCATGTCTTCCCTTATATAGTTTCCCTTTATACGGAATCATGCCAATATTTACAGGGCTGGTAAGAACCTGTCGTGTAACAAACTCACTTTTAAATCCTATCAATTTCTGTATTCGAACATCAGAATAACCGGATATATACAAATTCATAGCTCGCAAAGCCATTTCTTTGCGTTCCGGTATGGGAACTAAGATTCCGTCTTCTTTGCTATATCTATAGCAATAAGGGGTGTTGCCACCTCCCATCCAATATCCCTGTTTCACTCTCTCCAGCATACCACCGCGCATTCTAAGCAGCATAGTATTTTTGTCAAGTTGCGCAAACACTGCCATCATCTGAGTGTATGCTTGCTCCATTGGGCTGTCGTAGCTTACACTATCATGCACGCATCTAAAATCCACCCCATTAGGTATGAATACACGTTCAATTAAGTATATTCCATCGACCATGCTTCTTGATAATCGATCTAGTTTAAACGCTACAACACATTTTAATTTTTTCTTTGAGCAATCATTAATTAAGCGTTGCAATGCTGGACGATTCATATTCGAACCTGTGAAGCCATCATCCTCGTACCAATCAGATATAATCAATTGATTTTTTCTGCAATAATTTTCAATATCTCTTTTCTGACTGTCTAATCCATTTCCCTCTTCGGCCTGTTTTTCTGTTGATACACGCAAATACGCAACACATTCCATGACTATTCCTCCTTTGTGTAGAAATGTGCCGCACATATCATGTTACGACACATTTTACACTACAATATTTTTGCGGTCAACCTAAGCATTCAATTATGATTTTAATAATTTCTTCTGGCAGTTCAATTTGTTCGATGTCAATTTCTTTCCCATCAATCGTAACAATTGCCATATGCTCACCTCTCATTTCACAAAATCAAAAATATTCATCTGTCCTTGTATTTCTTCTATTTCATCTTTTGTAAAAAATTTGCAGGCTGTCCAATTTGGATTCCAGTCAGCATCCAGTTCGTAATTTAAGCATTTGCATCTTTTAGCGTTTTTAAACATCGTGCATTCAAAGCATTGATGTTCATAGTTCGTACCGCCCGAACGCTTGTACATTTCGCTGATTCTTCTCATAGGCTGATGTCCTTCCATAATTCCGGGCATCTGGCAAAGTCATGCTCGCATTCTGCATATATAATGCATTTGTGGCAATCATGCCTACCAATTTGCTTTGCGTATTGTCGTATTACTTTCCTACATATAAGCACCAGTTCTGGCGTGATATCTAACTTTTCGTCTTTGCCCTCCATGCTTTTCTCCTTTTCTTTGTTGCTGCATATTCAAATTTGCCTTCTTTTACGCAATCTCTTGGGTCACATCCTCGACTATGGCCGACCATAAAAATATAATCGCACGGTTGCATTTTCCCTGATGTGCCGTTTGATTTCGGATAGAACTTGCAGTCTGTGCATTGACGATTAGTCAAATTCTGAATTTCTTGTGGCGTCAATTTTATCCACGGTTTACACTTGTTTTCCATTTTCACCGCCTTGAATCTTTTTGATAAGTTCCTGTTTCATTGCATCCGCTATGTGTTCCCTGACTGATTCTTCAGGAAAGGGGATTTCCAATGATCGCTCTAAAATTCTGTTTGTAATGCGGTCATCATATTTCAATCGGGAAATAGGATAATTACTGGTGAAAATTGTGGTTTTCTTGTCCGCATACCGACCATTGATGATTCCGTAGAATTTTTCATTAATCCAATCTTTCCCAGATTCCGCACCAAAATCGTCAATAATCAAAATATCCGCGTAAGTCAAATCACTAATCAGCTTATTCTCTGCGTTTTTTCCTCGTTCTCCCCATGTTGACTTTATCTCATCAAGAATTTTTAGGGATGTTGTGAATTTTACCGATTTCTGATGTTTTTCTATCATCTCATTTGCCATGCTACATACAAGCCTTGTCTTTCCAGAACCTTTAGTATTTGAATATATGTACAGCCCAATTCCCTGTTCCTGCATCTGTTGGATATTTTCGATCCAATATTTAACAGCTTTTGCCGCCTGTATGAATATTTCCTTACTTTCTGGAAGTTGATACACGCTGCTTTTCATATTTGAAAATCTGCATTCCTTGTACATATCCGGCATTTCAGCAAATTGCAGCTGGTTCTGTAAGATCATCTTCTTTCTGATTCCGCAATGGCATTCTTCACAATATGGAACGCCATTATCATCCCTTGACCATATCCAACCAGAACCGCCACAATCAGGACAATCAGTCTGCAAATGGAGTGTCTGAGATTTCGCTTCCTCCGCATTGATCGAATGGGATAAGCGGTTTGACATGCGCTTGAGCTGTTCTACCGGTTCCATGCTTGATGTCGCCTCCTTTTATAACATTGTAGTTTCCTTCCAAAACTTTTGTAAAATTATTCGGCTTTACGAACCAGTCAAATGTTATCATCCATCCGCGGTTATTCTCTCCTCGCAGAAAATCACTGTAGCGAACGTTGTTGATTGCACTAAGGACTTCATCAATTCCGTATTCACGGATTCGCCCTTTGAGTAACTGACATCTTTTTGATGATGGTTTAATATCGCGTATTGGATTGATGCCAACTTCCTGTAATTTGTTCCATTCTTCGATGACGCGTCGGACATCAGTCTGACAAATAGTATCTTTAGATACTATTAATTTATTATCTTTCTCTTTATCTATATCTATATCTTTATCTAAACCTATATCTTTCTCTGCGTGCGTCTTTGTTGCGTCTTTGTTGCGTCTATTGTGCGTCTGACGGTTTGAACGCTCTATTAATTTGGTATCGTCAATAACATTTCCGCTTGCTAATGAATAGCTTCCATTCTCTTTTAAAAGCAACATCCTCTTTTCGTCAATATATGAAGTTTCCGTGTATCTATCTCTTGACAATGTGTTATGCATTCGCCAGTGTTTGATTACTATTACACCGTCTTCAAACGTAAGAACAAACCTTTTTGCAATCAATAATCGCAGATCATCTTCGCTTGCTCCTGTGATTTTCATTATCCTTTTTGGGTTTCCAATAAATCCATCATCGTCAGCCCTCATATTCAAATGGAAATATAAGCATTGCGTTGTTGCCGGCATATCCAAAAATGCGTCACTGTCAACAATTTTCATCGTAAACATTCGTTTCTGTGCCAATTCTAAAATTCCTTTCTCCAATTCCTGGTTTTTCAAAAGTGTTTATTTTAATTCAACTTCCATTCCATTGATTTTCAGTTCTCCATTTACCGGAATTACAAGAGATGGAACACCGTTTATTTCTTTCAGTTCAATCAGAGCAATTTTATCTGGCTGGATGCAGATTGTTGCATCTGGTGTTACAATTTTTGCAGTTTTTGAATTATGAATATTGTCAAGAGCAACGGGTTCATTGCTGAAATACATTTCCCAGTTTTCTTTGAAATCCGACAACTTCTCGTCTGGAGCTCCGCAATATCCAAAAATCTGTTCCATTTCATCACATGACACGGTTACCATCTCCGGGCTGTCTTTCTTCTGTTCTCTTACTTCCTGCAAAGATTCAACCAGACTTTCCGCGAAATTGAATGTTGTATTTCCTTCGAAATTGTCCATAATAAAATCTGAAAAGACATTGATCTCGTTGCCGGGTATACGGGGAATTGGTGCGCCAAGAACGTTTTCAATGAAGTCGGGATGAATATTCTTTATGTTTTTGTTGAAATACAAGGTTCCATGAATATCAGTGCTTCTGTCATTGAATACAGGGAATAAGAATCCTGTTTCTGGTCTTGAGACTACCCAATCACGAATTCTGTCTTTGATGTTATTTTCAGCCACATCATAGATAAGCCCAGCCTTTGAAAGATTTACTGGACAAATGCTGCACAGAATGTGTTCATAAATTTCTTCTGATGCATCGTGCATTTCGGTTCCATCAGAAGCTTTTCCTGGAATGTCATATACTGCATGAATGAGAACTATGTAGTAATTTTCGTGATAATCGTAATTTTCAATCACTTTGTCGTATAACTCGTCCAAAAGTTCGTCATTTTTAAGCTTACTTGCTCTAATCCGCATAAGAAATTCCTGTGTTCCACCCTCTTTTTCCTGTGATAATGGAAAATCAAGGTTCATAAGGTTTTTTCCAAGTCTGCCAGACATGGTTTTCTTGAAAATGTCAAAATACTTAAACATTTCTTCCTCTGGAAGAGACAGGAATGCTTCTTTAATTTTGGTTTTCTTGTTCTTTTCTGCGTCCACATAACAACCACAAATGCGTGTGATTGTGCAATTGACTGGAGTAAACTGTTTCTTAATTTCTGCGATTTCTTTCTTATTCATTCTTTTCCATCCTTTCTGCTTATTTCGCTTGTTTCTTCTCAATCCACTTATTAATTTTATCTTCGGAAATCATATACATTTGCTTTAGCATTTCGATGCAGATCAACACATCTGCAATTTCTTTTATCATGTTATCACGGTCGATTTTCCACGTTTTTCCTTACTGATTGCTTGTATAAGTTCCGCACATTCCTCCATGCAGACGGTTGCCTGAATTTCTTCTCCGTAATGGTCAACACTTCTAGCAATAACGCTTTCGTCAATGTTATATGTCATTTTCTTCGCTCCAGTCAATTTTCTGCCCGCATTCAGAACAGTACTTGCTTATTTTTTTACCAATAACAGGTGTTCCGCATTTCGCACATTTTTGAGTGGAAAATATATTGTACGGAAAATCTGGAACATATTCTTCAGGTTTGCATGGAATCTGCTTTTCCAATGCTTTTGCTCCGGAATCACACGCCCATGCTTCCTTGAGATATTTTTTCTGCCATTCATCTTTGTTTTCAGAACTTTCAATGAAACATAAATGCTGGTCTCTCATATCGGATAATATGTCTTTTGCTTCTTCTGGTTTCATGTTAATCATCCTTATCGTCCTCCTCAATACTGACAGTTTCCAGATCTTCGAAATCACAACCCATTGCGAATCCGTCAATTATTTTCTTCTTAACTCCAAATACCTCTATCATGTGAGAATTATTTTCCATGATTTTTATTACATCTGACTTTTTAACATATTCAGCCATTCTCCATCTCCTCCAACTTCTTCTCTATCGGATTAATAATCTCTTCCAATACCTGTCGCTCATAATTTTCTTTCCAGATTTTTTCTCTTTTCCAAAATTGGATTTTCATAATCTCATTTATTAAATTAATACACGCTATTGCTTCTAGCATTCCCCAACATCCATCACAGGCTCTTTCATTGCACCAGTTTACAAATTCTTTAAATTTCATTTTTGAGTTCCTCCAACTTATTTTCAGCTTCTTCACGATTGAGGAATACCAAAACATTTAACTCTCCAAGACACTCGTCCTCATTTGCCCATAAAAACCATTTACCGCCTTTGTCATATTCAAGTCCGCTTACCACATTTTCCCGAATGTCCATTCCGCATATATCCCATACAGTTGTGCCGATAGGACACGGCAATCTCACAAGCAAGCCCTGTTCTTCTAAGTCTTCATAATCTGCAAGTTTTTCAAGAGCTTTCTCTAATTCACATTTGCTACAACTACATTCAATATCGTCACAAATATCTTTGCAAAGTTTATCTCCACATTCCCTGATTAAAACTGTGTTCGCAATAGAATCTTTGTATCTTTCTGTTAATCTCTCCATCTACTTCACCTCTTCCAACTTCTCCACCGCCAGCTTCAACGCATCTACAAACTCATCATTCAACGCTGCACGATCTGGATTCTCGATAAACTTCTCAATATTTTCAATTGCTTTCTCTTCTGGTGTAGGAACTGTCCATTTTTCTACTTTTGCAATTTCAAGGAGTTCATCTATATTATTTTTCCAATTACGTATATTGCACAAATCCGTGTTGCACTTATTATTCCTGTTGTCCAACACACATCCTATACATTCACGTTCGCAACAATTGCCTACATCTGCAATCCGTTCAGCAAACTCTCTTGCAGACATTTCTTTTGTGCCGAGGAGTTCTGATGCTTCGTATAAAGTTGAGTCTGTGCCAATATGTGCTTCGCGGGTAACATCTTTGTCTTCATAAAATTTTAAAATGTCTGGAAAATGTTGTTTTGGTAATGGTCTGCAATAGTTTTTTGTAGGCCATTGGAATCCCTGTTTTTCAGCTTCTTTAAGAAGCATTTCGTTTTCCTCTTTTGTTCTAACCAGAACACATGTATTTCTTAAATCAATCATCAGAACTTCCTCCTGTAATCTCATCAATACACTGATTCCAGCCTTCTGCAAATCCTGCATCAAATGTATTAGCTGGATAATCTCCATTGTCTTTCTCTGGCAAGTCCATAAGCGGACACCAATCAGGTCTTGCGCTTAAGTCTTTAATATCTCTACAATTTATTCTGCAAAAAGCATGGAATGTACCAACATACATGCACGAATCACATTTTTTAGGCGTATCAATCACTAATACTGATTTACTCATTTGTGTTCCTCCTGTAACAACTCTGGATTGTCGAAAATGTTTCCAACTACTTCATAATGTTCCAGATCGAATTTATCAAGATATTGTCTGCCTATACTATCAGTTTCGCGCCCTACCCATCCGGCAACATTCCATTCAACAGTTTCATATGTCACATTTTCCGGGTAAGATTCGTCCAAGTGTGCCATCAAAATGTCATTTTCCCAAATTTTATTCCCGTTCTTGTCGCAAAGTCCTGTGAACTGGCAGAGGGTTTCTGGATCAACCAATTTCATTCTGTCTGTTATTAAAAAGATGATTGGCAATATACTCGCTTTTTTATACGGCTGAACAATATAACAATATCCGCTGTCAATGTCTAAATCTATGAGGCTTCCTTCTATCCATTCACCATTATCAATCTGCTTTGCCTTGAAAAGAATTTCTCTCATTCAACTCCACCGCCTTTCACGATTTCGATTGCCCTGCTCAGTCCAGCATTGTATCCTTGATGCACATCAGATAAAATACATTCTGATTCAATGAATTTATCTCTTTCCAATTCGCTAATAGCCTTATCCGCATCAAATGCTGTCGGCTGTCTGTTAATGCAATCAATAAACTCTTTCTGGTCGGAACTAATACTTTCCCCAATCTCCCAAATTTTGATGTATTTAATTAATTCGTCTGCATCAATCAGTCTGCTCATATTCTATTCTCCTAACTGTTTTAAAATTTCTTTTGCAATTTTATTACTTTCCTGCATGGAAACTCCCCATCCATTATATTTTCTGTGGCATTCATCACAGTTCCATTCACCATTATCACTTTCTTTAATTTCGCTATTGAATCTGCAATTATCGCAATACATATGATCGAGAGTGCCGTAAATGATGCTTGCAATATCGTCTTGTTTGCTATTAGCATCGTCTACGTGTTTCTGCTTAGTTAAATATTCAAACGCTCTCAGCTCATTTTTCCCGACCCATTTAATCCATGCACCGCAATCCCCGCAATACAATCCCGTATTATTCCCGGCTTTCTTGACAAAAAGGTTTTTACTGTTACACTTTGGACATCTATATTCTTTCATTTATTCATCCTCCCACACTCCCAACAACCGCATCCTCTCATACAGTACAGCGACGGTCTTGCGCCTGTATCCGTAAAAGTCCTTCGGGTTCATCGGGATATATCTTTCTCTGCTGATTTTCCTGTAACTTTTCCGGTGTAGGATATTCTCAATTACCATATCCGCTATCACCGTGTTTTTCGGGCAAGCTGACAAGGCAGCACCAGAAAGCAGGTATCCGCACTCTGCCGGGAAGTCTTTCAGCATCGTATTCAGTTTTTCAATGTCATCTGCCGGAATACCGTAGTCTTTCAGCTTTTTGTTCCTTGTCAGCATACCGTTCTCCTTTCTAATCGTCTGGGTGGTGCTTATCGTACATGATCGCCACGCATACAATGCCAACCACTCCGAATATGGTTCCAAGGGTGAATCCTAATAAGAATGTAATCATGGCTCATCCTCCTTGTATGGTTCTGGAAGTGGCATCCAAGCGATTACTTCTCCGCCAATACAATCGCCGCTTGAAGCTGCTCAATCATATCTTGAATAACTTTGACATACACCCCGGCGTATTTGTAGCAGCCCGAATATTTATCCGCGTACTGCATTAATCTTTCTTTGATATGTATCATATTATTCCATCCTTTCTCAATGCCCGCTTCTTACCATGCAAAACAACAGTTCTGTCATGGATCTTTTTCTTGAACCATTGTGTCCACACTTCAAAATAACTGATAATCTCCATTTCTCCACATCTTCACCTAGTGGTGTTGGGCTTTCAAATTCTTCTGCAACATCTCTCTGATACGGAACTGCAACCATTACTCCCATGTTACCTATTTCCGCGTAACATTCCGGAAAATTCTCACGTATATGTTGGGCAAATTTTCCATTTTTTAAATCAGGTAAAAGCTCTTTGTAGCACTCCATTGTTGTCACAAGGTAGTTTTTTTCGCCAATAAAATTTAATCCATTTCCGCTGTAAATATCCTCTTTGCAACTTTTTATTTCATAACAGGTAAATATTCCTTTTTCGATTGCTGAAATAGAGCACTGATTTTCCGGAATAAATTGCATGTAATCTACTCTTCTTGGCTTTCCTGCTGCGTAGCCATAATCAAGGCTTACTTCTCTAGCCCAGTATTTACCTGGACCAGAAAAACGGCTTTTTTCCAACAATCTGCTAAGAAATTTTGTTGTTTCAGATCTTTTCATATTTCCACCTCACTATCCTCTGGCATATAAAACACGGATTCTTTCCCGCTCCAAGCATCATCGTTTTTTACCGACATAAATTTACAATATGCTTCCTGAATCATATCCAGTACTTTCATGGCTTTTGCTTTGGTGGAATATCTTCCGACCATGAGCGAGCCTGTGCCATCTTCGACATAGATATCCTCACTATCCTTTTCAGAAAACGCTGATACCGTGCAAATATTATCGAAATTTACAATCATTCTTTTATCCTGACTTCTGATTAACATTTTGCGTCCTCCTTATCAAATTTACTTTTTAGCATATCTGCTTTAATCAATTCATAAATAATATCAAGATATGTTCTTTTATCTCTGTATTTGCAATTTGGTTTTTTATGAATCCTCGGATCATCATCCTTCCAGTTATTTACATCAAAACATTCATTGCTCACGAAAAGCATTTTGATTCCTCTGGATACACAAAGGTAATAGCATTCTGATTTTCCATACTCTCCTGCACATTTCTTGAAACCAAATTTTTTAAATTCTTTAGCCGGTACTGTTGGAATTAACATTTTGCGTCCTCCTAATATCTGACAATCTCAATATTATTATCACTGTAAAATCTGTATGAATCCTCTCTGATTTTATTAACTTCACGCATGATAATTTCTTTTGTTTTACTGACAGCTTCGTTAAAATCCTCTGTTCCAAGATCGTGGGCTAAAATATCAAATGCACTACAGTTAAGAAACAGTGCATCTCCGCAACCAACGTATTTGTGGATAACGATTCCTAAAGAATTATATTTCAAGGTGAAAATACTTCCAGTTTTAGGTTCTTCGTTATAGTTTGCATTACTTTTGAATTCCATTTCCATCCTCACTTTCCCCATGTAAGCAACTGGCACGCTATTAATTTAGATTTACGTTCATTTTTCTTGCCATGGCTTCTATAACTGTCACTGTTACGCCGTTTCCTGCCTGTTTGTATAACTGGCTGTCGGAATTTACGAACTGCGCTTTTTCAAAATAATCATCGGACCAACCTTGCAGTCTAAAGCATTCTTTCGGTGTAAGTTTTCTGATTGCTATATAGCATTGATATTTTTCGTACCACACTGCATATATCGTTAATTCATCGGAAACTTTCACAAATATGCCTTGATTGCAACTTGTATCTAGCGTATTGGCAACTTCTTTTCCGACTCTTCCACGTCTGGTTTTGCTGCCTGGGGCTGATAAATTCACTGCATCAATACTGACTCTACGCTCTGAATATCCTTGCTTAGTTGCTTCTGCCACTTTTACCGCAAGCTGATTATCCTTCTGGACTGTAGACAATGTATTTGCAATTCCATCTTCTCTGATTTCATTAGCAAGAAAATCATGTCTGGAAATATCAAGTTTGCCGCTTTCGTAATCTTTGCGAATTTCTTTTCCATATTCTGTGCGAACATTTCTCAGTATTCCAAGTGGTTCAACGGCCACACCATGTCTGTCTTGACTTGTGAGTGTGAACATTGGCTCACCATCATCTTTGAATCTCCGTCCATTTTGACGTTTTTCTGCACGATCTGGCGTGAGAACTGGAATTGCAATCTTCGGATTGTTGTTGTGCCCTGCCAGATGGCATTTTGCTATTCCATCAATCCCAAGCACTTTTCCGTCTTGTGACGAATTAACTTCTCCTATAACTTTTATTGCAACTCCACTTACTTCAGCTTTATGATTTGTGATTCCTTTGTTGTGTCTGGCTTGTAAACACCTTGCTTTATTGGTCAACTCTGTTTTTTGATAACTCAAATCAATAAAACACGGTAATGCTACATGATGCCCTCTTCCACCACCTTGTCCAGTATCAAGAGTCTCGGTAATTCCATCAGGTGCAAACACTTGCGTATTTCTTCTGTAACCGTCCCTGTGACCTATTATTTGAATACTATCTTCTCCGTCTGTTCCTTCGATAGGAAATACTTTTGAGGTACTTCTCCCTCTAAGATGCCCGATAATAAAACATCTTTCCCGGTTCTGTGGCACTCCGAAATCTTTGGAGTTGAGCACCTGCCATTCTGCATCATACCCCCACTGCTCCATTTCAATGAGCAGTCTGGCGAAATCCCATCCTCCATTAACACTAAGCAGATTTTTAACGTTCTCAATGAAAAGGTAAGTGGGTTTATCTTCTTCTTTGAGCTGTCCGATAAGGTACATAACTCTGAAAAACAGACTTGAACGGTTTCCTTGAAATCCGGCTTGCTTTCCTGCAACGGATATGTCCTGACAAGGGAATCCGAAGCACCAGCAGTCTGCTTTTGGAATGTCTTCGGCATACACTCTTCTAATGTCATTTGCATACCATTCTCCATTTCTATATTCCTCCTTTAATATTTCTTTCTGTCTCTGTTTGATAGGAATATCTTCTAATGCTTTTCGCTGATTGTCTGTCAGCAAATGCATTGAGATGTAACTCGCAGTAGCAAATTTATCAAATTCGCAAAAACCAACGCATTCATGCCCCGCTAATTCCATTCCCCTGCGAAATCCTCCGATTCCTGCGAAAAAATCTATAAATTTCATTTTAAACTCCCATCTTCTTAACCAGATTCTTATTCAATCCCTCTTATCATCATGCTTAATTTACTGTAACAAGGGCAAATTCTTGTGTGATCGAAAATATCTTCCAGTAAAACGCAAAATGGAAACATCTGTTTTACTTCATAGATATGTTCTATTCCGTCCTCACCTCGTTCTGCGTATTTGATTCTTTTTCCAACACATAGGTCAAATGCATTGGATACGTAGGCTTTTAAACCATAAGATTTTACTTTGCTCATTTTTATCTAAAACCGCCTTTCATCAAAATGTGAACATTTCCTCGTTATCATCACCAGAATCGAAATCTGACGTTTCTTCACAATCAGTTGATTTATTTCTGGACATATTCTTTCCACGTTCGATCAGTTCTGTTCTCTGCTCTTCGGTCAATTCTCTTGGTGCTCGTAATTTCACGTACTTAACTGGGACATGGGCAAATATGGAACCATCTTTGTTTGTGACCAGAATCTTCACATCTTCTGGATGCTGTTCTGCTAGCTTCAGGACTCTTCCTTTCATCTTACTGCCGTTATGCGCTGATACTTCTGCGTACTCACCACCGCGAATCCACGCAATGCTGCATTCATTGCAATTCTCTGTCATGACATGATTAGTCCTCTCTTTCTCCAAATCCAAATTCTTTATTTATATTTATGGAATCAAATTCAAGTTTAATTCCCATTGTTTCTTTTGCTTCCTGGTATGCTTTTTCAATTCCAACTTCTTCAATGTGTTCTTTGGCAGAGTTTAGGTTTTCTAAGAATCTTTGATTGGATTTTGTAAATCCCCATGTTTTCTTAATTGCAAACAAACTGATAAGAACATTTGCAACTGCGATATAATCCTCTGCTTTCCATAGCTTTTTTTGTGATTCTGAAATAAGTTCTTCTGATATTTCTTTGCGTATTTCATCTTCACGCTGCATCAGATACAGTTTTAAGGGCTCAACTCTTGCACCTGTCACCTTTGAAATTTGTTCCAGGCTGAAATTGCTGAAATTGTACGGTGCATTTAAGCGTGTTTTCTCAGATGCTTTCTGCTGTCTTCTTCTCTCTGCCCTGTTCATGCTCTCACCAATCCTTTCAGCATTTGTGAAATATCATCAGCGGTCATATCGCCATTCCACTGTTCATTCTCGAAAACACTGTATATTCTCATACTTCTTCCACCTTCTGATATTCATATCCAACAAGGCGGAACGCTCGTGGAGTATTCGGATGTGCAGTAGCAATCAATCCATCAAGTTCAAGCTGCCTCATATGTCGTTACACAGTTGCTTTTGATATGCCAAGGTTTTCGGCAATTTCTTTAAATGACGGCGCGTATCCATATTTTGTAAAATATCTGATAAGAAACAGATAAATTTCTTTTCTGTTCTCTTGTCCCTCGAGATACTTTCTTTCGGTGTTATATTTACTTACCATAGTTACCTCTTTTCTTTTTACCTCTGGAACCGGATAGCGTGATATGCCGGGAAACAAGTTTCACTGTTCCAATCCCAGAGGGCGTGCGCATATTTAGTTGTAATTATTTGGGATTTTGTCTGCCAGAACCGGCAGTTTTATCATTTGTAAGATTCTTCATCAAGAAGATTGTTGAATTTTTCAAGTGCCTTGATGGACACCTTGTTGTTTGATTTCTCTGGTTTGATTGATACTTCCAAGTGAGTATCAATGATATGCTTCAATTCTCTTGCAAGGGTTGTTTTTCCTTGCTGTATACCCTGTCTGTATGTCTTAGGCGGTTTGTACTGCCCTGTTACTTGCTTACCGGTTGATTGTCCGCCAGCTGTAATGTTGTACATCTGGAAACCTTTATCTGCAAAAGCCTTGATCGTTTCAATTTCTTTTTGGTCAAGCTCACTTTTGGGGCAAGTTCTGTATGCAAGTTTCCAACCAGTAGGATTGCTTTCACTGTAAAACTTATGCTTTTTAAGGCTTAATGCTATGTGGTCATATTCTGCTAAATGGCTCGCACATCTCTCACGAAGTCTGAGTGCCTGTCCCACGTAACTGCGTCGAATCCCTGCTTCGTCTATCCTGTAAAAAGCATATATGCCACTAGAATTTGGAATGTTTGGACATATCTTTTGTATTCTGTTTTCTCGCTCTTGCTTTATGGCGAAAACCTTTCTGTAGTCCACCCGGTATCACTCCTTTTCAATCTGGTCAATAAGTTTCTTGCACTCATCTTTGACATAAGCAAGTGAGCGGATTTCTATTTCGGAATCATTATTTGATTCTCTCCAGAAATCTTCCATTGTATAAAAGATTCTTTTGAAATCTGGATCATCTCCAAAATACTGTTTCGCTGCATCAACATCATACCCGTCAAAGCAATGAGCACAATCAAATCCAATCCACCATGTATTCTCATCATTGCAGTTATATAAATGCGATTCTGCATAAGTAACTCCACCATGGCAGCTAAGATAGCCTAAATCGTCAAAACTTTTCTTCGCTAACTTGTGGCTGTAAGGTACTCCAACATATCCGCATCTGTATGCTCCGGGCATAAACAGAACCACATATGGATAACCTTTGTATGTAGATTTTGTTTCTAAAACTGGCTGCTTCATTTAATCACTCCCATTCATCTTCATCCTCATCTTCACCATCATCATAGTAACCATTTTCCATGATTTCTTTAAATGTAGCTATTGCTTTTCTAAACCTGTCGCGTAGAACCTGTTCTTTTTGTTCGAGATCTGCAATTACCTTTTTACGTTCTTTGATTTCTTTAAGCAACGCTGCGTTCTCTTTTTCAAGATTGTATCTGGAAATACGTTTCATGGTTGTTGGATCAAGTTTTACAATTTCTTCACCCGTCTCAATAAACATGCATATTGGCTCTGGCGTTAACTGAATAAAATGTCTCTCTTCATCTCCAAGGAATGTTGTTTCGATCATTTGTTTTTCTGGCTCTTTGACCATAAAATGTGTCACGTCAAAGCACATCATCTTGCTACTATCGTAAAAAATAATCTGCCCTGTTTGTATCATTTAATCACTCCTTAATTAAACGGAAGTTCATCGTCCATAATTGACGGCATATCCATGAATCCACTTGTGTCTTGTTCTGGACTTGGAACTGGTGGCTGCGACTGTTCTTCTGGCTGGCTCTTCTTGCTCTCCGCAAACTCATGTGTTTCCACAAGGCAATCATTTGTGTAGACTTTCTTTCCGCCCTTGTCAGTGTAATTTCCGGTCTGCCATGAGCCGACAATCGCAATTTTCATGCCTTTATGCAAGTACTTTTCGGCAAACTCACCATTTTTTCCAAGCGCAACACAATTTATGAAGTCTGATGTGCGTTCATTGTTTTTGAGATACTGTCTCTCAACTGCAAGTGTGTATCTGGCAATTGTTGTGTTGTTCGTTCCCATTCGGACATCTGGATCTTTAATCAACCGTCCGATCAAAATTACTTTATTCATGTTTTTTCTCCTTATACGGTTCAGGCAACGGCATCCACGCAATTACTTCTAACTTTTCGAAACCGTCTGTAAAATATTCACCATTCCACATTGCTCTGAAAGGTATTGTTCCTTTTTTGACAGTAATCAAATATATGTCTCCTTTAAATATATGATTAGGTTTTGGTTCTGGCGGGAGTTTCATATCTACCGGAATCCAGTTTTCACTCAAGTTGTAAGAAGCAATCAGTTCTTCAACTTTTTCTAGTGCATCATTCCAACCTTTATTGTACTTGCAATTCAAATATGGCTCTGCTATTTCCCCGTACTGTGTCTGTTTTTTAAGCTTATCAATCACTTTCAAAAAGATTTTCATTCTCATCCTCCTCATAATCATTACAATAAAGCGAACCATAGTCCCATGCCAGTATGCAACCTCTACGGTATTTGCATTTGTCGCAATCAGTCATTTCCATGATTTTCTCCTTTCAAAACGGGCATAAATTCAAGTCAACTTCCAGTCCAGCCCGCCCAATCTGAACCAGAACATTGTCTCCTGCGACTTCCTGTATTTCTTTCTGTATTTTACAGGCATCAGATGCCTGACCACTTAAATGTACCAGTGTTACCGTCCGAAGCGATTCTGTGCGATTTTGCTTAATGAATTGCTTGCAAGTTGACAAAGAGCAATGTCCTTTTAATCTATGACTGTAGTTAGCTTCTGTTTTGTCCACCAATTCTTCACAGTAGTTGCATTCAATTACCAGATGATGTATGTTCATTTTCTGGAAATTATATTTACTGTACTCAAAATCAGTCATATACAGAAGCTTCCCCATTTCATTGTGCTCCACCAGATATCCGTAGTTCGAGCAAGGTACAAGCTGATTTGCTTCCTTATCGTATGTTGTATGCGGCAATTCAAATGGAATCACGTTAAACGAACCAACTCTAAATGGGTATCTTTCTGGAACACCTTTCATCAGTTCGCCTGTTCTGATGTTCATGTCCTCAACGGTCTCGTCATTGGTGTAAATCTGAATGCCTGCATTCATTATTTCCTCGAATGCTTCGGTGTGATCTCCGTGCCCATGACTGAGCAACACGCCAGAAACGTTACTTATCTGGTAGTCAATCCCTCTAAGGATTTTCTTGTAATTGCATCCGCAGTCAAGAAGAACAATCTCGCCTGTACTTGACTGCAAAGCGTAACAATTTCCTTTAGTACTACCTGTTGAAATTACTCGCATGAACAAATGACATCACCTCGCTTTCTATAAAAGCCGGATACTGAAAGAATCAATTCCGTTAATTTTCTTTTCACCTATTCCGTTTTCTCTCATTGTTCTGTAAAGAACATTTCTTGTAGATGGTGCAAAACCTTTATCTTCGCAAAACGTTACATACTTGTTGTAAACGTCCGACCTAGAAATCTTTCCTTTTCTGTCCTGTTCTACACGAGATAGCAAAAATAAATCAATAGAATCAATTTCAAGTTTTTCACTTTTACAAAGTTCTTCTTCTGCTAATGTAATATATCTTTCACGTTGGGAAGATATCTGCGTAATTTTTGCCATTTGAATTAATGCGTTGATTTTAAATCTATCATAACTTATGCTCATACTTCATCATCCTTTGGGAATCGGAACGCAATGTTTGCCGGTTCGAATTTCATTTCAGAATTATCCATACTGGTTTTAATGATTCCAAAACCTTTTGTCGATGCCATATAAATCAGCTTTTTTATATCATCTTCTGAAAATTCGATGTTCTGCGAAAAGAATGCTCCAGTATATGTGTTATGCAACATTTTCATGACTTTCTTAGCTTTTTCTTCCGTAGAGTACATTCCCATAACAATTCTCTTGGAATCGTAATTCACGGAGTAAGCAACAATCAGTCCATCTGCACGAGCAATAGCACTGCTCTCATATGGCACATCAATATCTCCTGTCTGACTAATTAATCTCACTTCATTCTCCTTTCAATATACAAATCCAGACTATGGAATTACCTTTAAATCTTCATTCGCCATCAATCATCATTTCCTGATTCAAAGATTGAAGAAGAAAAGATGCAAACTGGGCGAACACCATTCTCGTTGTTGCAACTGTCGCTGCTGACATAGCCCGAAGGGGAAACAATGGCAATTGTTGTACTGTAATCATTTGCTGGTGTACTCCATGGAGTAAGCAGCCACCACCATTTATCCATATTTGGAAGGATTTTTCTGTATTTTCGGTACTCATCCACAGTCAAAATCGAAATCTTATCTTTACAATGTGCATATTCTGTCTGACCGTCCATAGAAAGTAAATCTCGATCAAACTCAATAACTGCATCTTCTCCAAGCTCGTCCGTAATTTTTTTAAGAAAACGAGTGTTTAACTCATTTCTCAGTTTACTTGAAATCCAGTTATTTGAAGCTGAATCAAATGTTCTTTCTTTTCCATCAAATCCATTCAAAATGGCAAAATATCCTTTTTCTGTCTTATCCAGAATCAGCCATTCCATACCAGCAAGTTCAATAGCTTTTCCGATTTCCGGCTTTCCGATGTGCTTTTTCTTGAATTCTGCGAACTCTTTACTTAATCTGGATAATTCATCATCAAAATATTTCAGATTTTTCTTCATAATCATTCCTCCACCTTAGATACAAAGATATTAGATTTTAAGATACAAACTGGGCGAACACCAAACCCGTAGTCGCAATTGATGCTGTTGAAATCGCCCGAAGGGGAAACAATGGTAATACTTTTTTTCCATCCACGTTCTTCCGTTGACCATGGCGATAATGTCCAATACCAGTCGTTCAGATCATTGTTCGGTGTAATATCTGTGTATTCTCGTGCTTCATCAAATGTAATTGGACGGATTTTACAATCAACAGTCCCCAATTTCTGTCCATCCGCAGTGATAATATCTGCTGTGTGTGTTTCGACATTTTCTGCCCCGAATTCTTCTTCGAAGTCTTTCAGAATTTCAGTGTCACACAGTTTCTTTACGTTTGATGTTTTGTAATCTGAGGTATCACCAAACTCTACATTTTCTTTCACCAGATCAAGCGAAATAATTTTTGTTGTATCTCCATACTGTTCCAGAACCTTGTATTTACGCTTTCCAGTGGTCTGAAATACTTCTCCTCGTTTCAGCGTTGACAACTCAACCTTTCCGGTTTCTTCCTGCTTTTCCAGAAGTTCAACCAGTTCCTTTGCTTTCTGTAAAATTTCTTTATTGTTCATTCCCGTTGCCTCCAAAAAATATTTCTCGCATATCTACTGCTGCGTACTTCTTATGCATAAGTTTCTTGTTTTTGATTGCCCCGTTCGGATTGTTGCAGACAAAATCTCTGCATATCTCAGGTCTCACTGGATAAATGAGACATTTTTCTTTTTCTTTGGAATCATCCAGGAACGGGCAAGTAAGGTCAAAAGCTACAACCGAAGGATAATTATGTTTCTGCTCAGTGATATGATGCTTCTTTACGTAACGTTTGATTTCTTTAATTTCTTTACTGGATATTGGCAAGTAGTTGCTACAACATTGTCCGCAACCACTGCATTTACCGTCCTTTGTGAAGTCAAATACTCCACATTTCATATCTTTCATAACTTCTTCTAACGTCCCGATCATGCTATCACCTCGTAAGTTGAACAAGAATGTTCATAACAAGTGATACTGCCGAGGCTATGAACAATGGTCGGGTCTTATCCTTTGCGACCGCATAAATTATTGCGCCTAACAATGGTAAGAATGAGATATAAAGCAATGACTCAAACACTGAATGAATTATTGACATATCTTATTCATCCTGTTTCATAAAATCTGGAATCTCTGGTTCTTTACCTGCTGCCGGAACTGGTTCCTTCTCAGCTGGCTGTACGGCTTCTGCAACTGTTGGCTGTTTTGGCTGTTCTTCGATTGCCATTGGTTCTGGAATGAATTCCTCTTTATTGGCATTCTGTTCGATCTCTTCCTGTACTTCCCTGTATGTAGCGTCCATCGTGTTATATTCATATGCCTGTACCGGATTATCCCATTTCTTAGGAATAGACTTCATAATGTTGTTACGCATTTTACGAACAATCATAGATTCTCTCGACTGCGTTTCGTAATAAGACGGTGAAATATATGGTCTTAATTCCTCACAATCAATAATTGCTTCCAGTTCCCCAATATCAGCAACCTTTTTCATGATTTCTTTTTTCTTTGCTTCAATCTGAGTTTTCTGTGCATCTGTAGCTTTGTATCTGTCTGCACAAATACCGAATGTTTCATTCTGAAGATTGTTCTTAATATGTGCTGCAAGATTCTTCAGTACGTCTGCTCTTTCGCATGAAAGGTATTCAACGTGACCATCTTTATACTGAATTGGATATACCACGCGAACAACTTTTCCAATTCCAGATTCTTCCCATTCCGGCGGTGTGATTTCTACACCTCTGTGTCTTGGTGGGATATACTTGTCACCCTCTCTTACTTTCCAATATGGAAATACTTTAGCCACATTGACACCATATCTACTTACAAGAGCATCGTTTCCGTCGCCCTCAATCGCAAATTCGATTTTCTTCTCCCACTGAGGTTTCTGCCCTTTTGCCGCTATGTTTACGTTTCTGATCTGGAAATAACATTCTCTCGGCTGTGCATTTGCGTTCAGTTTCAATGCTGCTACTTTCTGCATAACAGACTTTAAGTTTGATGTATTGACCGATTTCATATCAGTTCCACTTTCGTGAATCATCTGATAAATAGTCGCCATTGCTGACACTACGCATTCTTTTGAATAGGAATCGAACTCTATTCCTCTTGTTTCTAAATCTTCTTTCATCAGGTCTACATAGCTGTTTGTCCATACTGAAAGAGTGGTGTTAAATGCTTTTGCTTCTGCCATTTTTTATATCTCCTTTTCTTGATTTTTATATTTCCCTCAGGCGCATACATAGTGAATTGAGTTTTTTAGTTTGATATATTCTGTTCTGTTGTGTACTATAATTAACTGTTCTTTCCTGATGTTTCTTATTTAGGTGAACCTCAATCCACCGTGAATACACCTGAGAGTTATGCTCAGTGGCATATGAAACAGAGTGAATGTTTTATAATTTTCTGTTTTTTGCTGTTTTAAAGTGTTATATCCTTCTGTGTTTTTCCGGGCATTCACCCGGATTCATATGCCACCGAAAATACCTTATTAAATAACGGTTACGTTTTCTGGATTAATGTGATATCGTCCATTTCCGTTTGCTCGCTGTGTACCGATTCCAATATACTTTCCACTGGTCTCGATCAACTGTAAAACTGTCTCATGTGGAAATACAATGTCGGGGCAAGATACTTCAATTGTAGTTCTCCAATTATGAAATACATTACTACTACAAAGAACCGGGCTTGCACTGATTCCAGATGTAGGAACGATATTGCTCACAACTTCAACACTCTCAAAATTTACCGGGCAAATGGAGCCTGCCATTGAAAGTGAACGCTTGATGTCTGTTCCTTTCTTTCCGGTTGAATCCTTGAAGAAAGTAATAAAAGTCTCAGTAAATGCTTTCTTAAATGCCTGTGTAAGAATACAAGGACGATTATTTTTCATGTATGATTCCCATTCCTCCTGCGTGTAAAGAGAAATATCTTCATCGTGAAATTCAATCGGTTTTTCCCAGTGAATGCCTGTAATCAAGCCCTCCCAAATATTTTTTGACTGATTGTAGATTTCCGGCATTTTTGTTCCTTTGTCGTGCGCCTGTTTCCAACATTCAGCCTGTTCGTAATAACGGCTTCTCTTATGGAGAATAAGGTCTGTATCGCCAATAAGTTCCAGTTTTAATGTTGTTTCTTTTAAAGGTTCGATTGTAAATGATTTTGCTTTTGCCATTGTGTTTTTCCTCCGAAATTTTATGATTTGATTTATAGTTTCTGTTTGCGCAAACGCTCAAGCAGATTATTCTGCAATAAATATGTATGTAGTATGCTGTTTTGCTTTATTTTGTTCTGCGGTATTCTACGGTACCCTATGGTATCCTGCGGAGTAATCCGCTTGAACCTTTACGCAAATCCCAGATGTACTTAGCAAGTAGTAGAATATGCTGTATTTTACTTTCGTGTGCTGTTCTCTATTATGCAGAGATATAATTTTCTTGGCAGATTCTACTACCAGTTAAATACATCTGGTTGAGTTGAATACTCGGTATGCGGTATGAATTGTCCTGTGCTGTGCTTTGATGTTATATTCTGCGTTATACTTTTCTTCGCTGTGGAGATTTCATGCCACATACCCAAAATTCAATTTTGTTTGGAGAGCTGCTTTGTAGACGATATAAAAGTCATACGCTGTATTATGATGAGATGTTATGTGGTGTGCTATACTGTCTTATAATGACGGTTATACCGCCTGCAAAACAGCTCTCCATTGAAATGTTGTGTTGTATTGTTCTGTGCTGTTATTTCCTGCTGTAAGATTTTTTATCCTATAGTAAGTGTTCACAACACTTGTCGATCTGCACAAGTAAGAAATAAAATGTATTGTTATATAATCTTCTTTTCTATTCTGGCATACGTTGTTCTTTCCTAGCCTTATGCAGACTGATAAATGTTGTGGTTTCCTACGCTCATAAACCTGTAAAATTAAGCGAATATTTTGCTTTGAACTATCCTGTGTTGTTTTGTGCTGTTCTGTTTTTTCCTGTATTTTACTTCTCTTGCCTATTTTACAGGCATATCAACGTAGGAAGTTTGCCACTACTGCACTCATAAACCCATACTGGTAATAACTTATTGTGTTCTGATTTATGCTTTTATATTCTGTTGCATGTTTTCCTGTTCTTGCCAATATAGGCATATTAGCACAGTAACGGCTTCAATATTTAATTAATCAGTTCCCAAATCTCCGAATATTCACTAACAGTCTGATATTTGCTTTTCATTGTTAAAAGTTCATGTCTACAACGTTCCACAAGTTGTTTATATTCATCTGGATTCTTCAAAATCAACTTTGTTGGCTTATATCCGCTTTGGCCATCAGTTTTATAAAAGACCCTTATTGGGACTGTTCCCGGTTTCTTATCTTCTCGCTTGTCAACGATTTTGAGATTACATACAATATTTCTGGCTTCATGTAATCTCCATTTCTCAGCTGCTTCAGTGTCATCCCAAGTAAAGCACTTGTGAAGTTCAGTGTTGCTATCTCTGGCTTTTTCAAGAATCTGCTGTGGCGTTGCTGATTCCAGTTCTTCACAGATTTCCATAATCTCATCTGCACATTTCTGAGCGTCTGCTTTAAAAAAGCATGTTCCCCATGTTGCTATCTGCATAAATTCACCTTCCTTAATCGCAATAGCTTCTACTGCAAAACGGGCATCCTGTAATCAGGTGGTTTCCAGCGTTTTCAACCGATATACCATGAATTTCTTTGCCATATCTGGTTCTTCCATTTTCGGAATAGATGTTCTGGTGGCAATCCCAGCAGATACCATTGTCCGGTGCAAAACACGGATATTCGTTCTTGTCGCAGAACTGTTCCTGTGCCTTGATAGCTTCTTGAATATTGTACGTCATATTAGAATTCCTCCACTTTCAACTCATTGTCAGATACTTTCAAGTAAATAACCTGCTGTTCCATCTTCGGAAAACGCTCTTCATTCACAGATTCCGCATCGTCAATCCAAATTGGAAGTTTAAATCCGTTCAGTTCCTGCAATCCTGCCACAAGGTCAATGTTGCACAGAATCTGATCAGAGTGGTTTAGCCCGTTGAAGTAATCAATACCATCTACGATCATCCGGCATACTTCCACTGGTTCTCCGTCCTGTGTGTAGTCCAAAAACTGGAACTGGAAATGTTTAAAGTGTGGATTGATTGTATCTGCAAGTACCTGATTCTTCTGAATGGAAAACTCTTTCAGCAAATCAATCTGTGACTGAACATCGGATTCTTTTTGTGATAATTCTCGCTGTTCTTTTGTCAACCGTTCGATTTCGTCTGCTTTTTCCTGCTTCAGTTTCTCCTGCTGCCGAATATCTGCATCTATCTGTGCTAACTGGCGTTCCACTTCCAGTCGTTCTTGCATTACAGCTTCTTTCTCATCAGAGTTATTTGTCATGCCGTCCATCTGTTCCTGTTTCTTCTGGGCTTCGGCTAACAATGCCTGATATTCTTCATTGCCGGACATATCCGGTTCTTCCGGCATACTGCTTAATCTCTGCTTAATCTGAGCAACCTCGGACGCAAGTGTTACTATGCTCTGCTTTGTATTTTCAATCTGAGATTCCAGTTCTCCGCGTGACTTGTCTACTTCTTTCTTTCTGGAAACTTCCGCCTGTCCATCTTCATTGATTTCTCTGAGTTTCTGCTGTTTGTCTTTTTCGAACTGTTCTTTCTTTTTCAGTTCTGCATCAATTCTGATTTGTTTAATCCTCTCGAAATTTGACTTAAGCTGTTCAATCTGATCTTCTGGAAGATTCTGTCCACAAGTCGGGCAGATAGTTGATTCTGGATTGAATTCCTCTGCTTCGATTTCTTTTAATGTAGAATCATCAAAGCTGGATGCATATGTCTGCTTGTATTTCGCCTGCAATACCGTGATTCTCTGCTGTATACGTTCCGGCTTTTCAACAGTTGCCAGAAGGTTTTCAAGTGTGCGAAGATTTTCTTCTTCCTGTTTTTTCTTGAACAGGCGGTCATTATATAAGGAAACAATATTTCTTCGTTCTTTCCGTGCATCCTCGACAAGTGCATCCATGGATTTCTTTAATCCTGTGATCTCGTAGGACAATGTATCGTATGCTTTACTGGAATCTAACAACTGCTGCATTTTCTGTTTCAACTCATTCAGCTTGTCCAGAAGGTTTTCTCTCTCTTCTATTCGGTCTACACACTCAATTTCCTTGCTTCTAGCAGACTGAAGTTCAGATTTCTTGGCATCCAGTTTTTTCTTCCAGTCAAGTCGTTCCTTATTGAGCTTCTTCATGGCTTCTTCTACTGAATGACCTTTTGTGATTTTCGATACTTCAGAATGATTTTTCATAAACTCTGCAATATCAAATCCCGCCATTTTTTCAAGAAGTCCTCTTGCTCCCACTGAAGATTTTCGGATTTCGTTCAGAAATATTCTGGCATTGCTACACATCAGAATTACTTCCGGGTCTGCGATACTGCTCAGATATTCTTCGAATTTCTTCTTATTATAATCAAAACCATCCACCTGATACTTTGTGGTGCTGGAAGATTTACCTTTCTTCGTTTCCTTACGGATCACGGTTTCATCTCCATCAATCAGAAGTGTGAGTTCCCTGGATACGACACCCTCAACTTCTTCTCCGTCTTCTTTTCTTCTGACATTATTCGGAGATGTACCGTCTGCAAGCTTTCCGGTCAGTGTATCAAAATAAGCATCCATCAACGTTGTTTTACCCTGACGGTTCCTACCGGACACCATTGTTCGTGGTGCGAACTGGTATTCTGATGCTTCAAATTTCTTATAGTTTTCAAGGTTAACCTGTTTCAATTCTACTGTTTTCATGCTGTTTTATCCTCCACCCAATAAGCCGACACTTCATAGGCTATTTTCTTCTCGACCTGATCTCCGACTTTTTTGTTGTACTCTCTGCTCTGGATTCTTCCCTGTAAAATAATATGTGTGCCAGTTCCGCAGGTTCCCATGTATCTTGCATTTCTGCCCCAGCAGATGCATGGTATATAATCAGATATGCCGTATGATCTATTTACCGCCAGAAGTACATCTGCAATCTCTCTTCCATTAGGTGTTGTTCTGTATACTGGTTTCTTGCAAGTAAAACCATCCATAAGAATCTGATTAACTGGAAGTGCGTCTTTGTCCATGAATTTTGCTTCTCTTGCGAACACAAAAAGAAGCAATCTACTGCGATTTCCTTCGTGCTTATTGAACGATCTAAACTGCCCTTGAATTTCCATCATTTCTCCTGTATAGTTCTGATTCACATCAATGAGTCTCTCAGAAACTACAACCGGAAGAACATCTTTCGTTCCACTAAATCGTTCTACGCTAAGTTCGAATCGGTAAAATTTTTCACCATATACTTCATGGCTAAATTCAAATTCTGTTTTAATTTCTCCAACCAGTGTTACCTGATTGTTTTCCAAAAGCTTATTCAACTCCGTTTACCCACCTTTCTAGCTGCATAAAATAGGAAGGGATACCATTGAAGATACCATTGCACTTATGCAGAGCAGCTCAAGTACATCCATTTTCGTCATCCCCCAGAGCAATAATGCAATCGTGAAAAATGTTCCAACCTGTGCCATCACTCCGATAAAATACATTCTTTTTCTCATATCCCTCACTTCTTTCTTTTGGTTGCTGCTGCTGCAAGTAAAGCTACTGATAGTGCTACAACTGCGACTTCCAGACGTTTTGTTTTTGCCACCTGATCTGCGATGATTTCGCTTGCAAGACTCTGGTTTTTAGTTACGTTTTCGGTGTGTTTTGTGATTTTAGACATAAAAAATGCCCTCCTGGTATAAATTTTCTTTTCAAATACAGGAAGGTGTGCTATACTTATCCTGTATTTAACTTACCCTAATTAAGTTAGATACGTGCTCCGGTAGGTGTTGCGTCACCTCCGGGGCGTTTCACTCTTCTTTCTTATCGGAATCCCCTTCGAAATATTTAATCCCCATGATCGCAGCTACATACTTTTTATCAATGAATGTGCTATCATTAGCATTTAAAACCGCTTCCAAAGCTGTAAGCCTGCCGGCTAGTAAAGCAAATTCTTCTTCGAGAGTTTCTGCTTCGTAAGTGTTTTTATTCATCCTTTGCCCCTCCCCAGATTGACGACAATGCTAATCCCATAAGTTTTCCAAGTACTTCCGCTCGCATATTGGAAAGTTCCTTGTCAAGCTTATCTTCCGTCCAGAACCCAACGTCTACAGCCTTTCTGATAAGTTTATCTCCTGTTTCCTTTGGAATATCTTCTTCCTCAAAAGTCTCTCTCAACAATTTAATAATCATTGACAAATCAGTCATTAAAACTGTTGTACTTCCCTTTACCTCAACTGCTCCATCTTTACTTTTAATCATTCTCTTTTCCTCCTTCAAAAATCTTTCTCCCCGATATTAATTCCGCAAACGTTCTAAGCGTTTCTGTCCTTAATCTGTCAAGTTCTTCTTGTATTTTTTCGTCTGTCCACAACCCCATCTGAGCTGATTCAGAAACAAGTTCATCGGCTTTTTCCTTGGAATATCCTTCTTTCACAAGGAAAACTCTTAGTCCCCTGCATATCGCGGTTAATTCAGAAAGCAACTTATTTGCATCTTCTTCTAATTCAACTTTCCCGCCTTCACATTTGATCATTCTATTTTCCCTCCATTTCTCTTTTCAGTGTTTCGTACAGTTCCTTGTGAATCGGAGAATCTTCTGGAATCTCGCGAATTATTTCAATAATTTTGTCTTTTTTCTCCTGTAATGTCATATTCATAAACTCATTTATTTCTTCTTTTTTCATACTGACTTCCTTTCTGTGGTATAATCTCCCTCGAAGGGAGGTGTGTATTATGGATAAAGAACAAATAGTTCATGATTTAGCAATTACTTATGCAAAGTCTAAATTAAATGAATACGTTCTTGACAGAAGAGAAGCTCCATTGGCTGGAAATACTTCTATGTCAAATGACGAAATTCAATATTTAAAACGTGCATATGATTTTGCTATTCAGAATCTTTCGGATTAAACGCTCGTTTCCCGTATAAAGCGTTTTGAATTCCATCGGTAACGCATTCGGCAATTGTCTTCCTGTCAATATTTGCCGTGTGCGTTACTTTTTTCGTTCTCGTAGGTGCAACTTCTTCTCGAATGGCTTTAAGTTCTTCCAAAATCTGCTTGAGTAATGCATTTGTTTCTTCCAACATATCATTTCCTTTCTGTGGTATAAGATTGACTCATCTTCTTATCTTTCCGAACTTCCGTTCATAAATATCATCACCAGAATCATCACTTTCGTTATCACGCATCATTTCAGATGGCAATAAGCCTAAAACTTTCATAAGAACAAGCATGTTAAAAACAGGAATATCTTTCCTATCGTTTGCCCACAGCAGATTCAAATTACACATATCTTGGAATTGTTCATCAGATAATTTAATACCCACATATTCAAATCCTTTCTGTGAAGTATCTACTTTGTATGGTTTTACCTTCTTTCTTTTTCTGAATCTGAATATTAAATTTTTCATGCAAAATCCTTTCTATTGAGTTTTCTTTCCTAACCTCTTTATAATGTAACCACAGGCTCTATAACGCCGAGTAATTTGAAAGGAGATAGGAATTTTGTTATTACTTCCATACGTAGATGGTCTTTTCCGATCCGGTGAAAAAGTAACTGAAACTACTGTTTTCACCTGCTGTAATTGCAACTCTAAAAGAACTGTAAAACCCGGTAAGATCATCCCTAAATGTTCAAAATGTAACGACTACACCTACTGGTTCAAAATCGTGACGCTTTGATTGCTTTCAATGTCTGCGAACATTGTTTCCGGGTGGTATTCATCTTTCAAATCGCTGTTTGCATAATCAATGGATTTCACTTGGAAACAAATGTTTGCACCGTTTTGAGTGTTGAACACTTTCACATATTTCTTTCCATTTCTCGCAAAGCACATTACTCTTGTCTTATCTGGGATTCTTACAATCTGCGGTGCGAATAATCTTTTTAAAAATTGCTTTAGCACATTTATGACTCCTTTCTCAATAACCGTCTGCTTTTTCAGTTTCCTGTCCCAGAAACTTATTCACGAAATACAACTGTCCCTTTCCACTGACTTTTGTCGTGCGTGTGATTCTTACTGAACCATCTGGATTCTGAACATTAGATTCTTTGATTTCAAATAATCCCTGCTCAACGTATTTCTGTTTTGGCATATTTCGTGAACTTCCAGAAACCATCAGATAGCCATTGTCTCTCATCCACTGGAACAATCGTTTCTGTCCTATCTGGTATCCGTTCTGACAGATAAGTTTTGCCAAGTCTCCGATAAGAATTGATGTGTGACTTGCAGATACTGCATCTGCGAAAATTGTTTTCGGTCTATCAGCTTCAATTTTCTCCGCAAGAGACTTATTTGTATCTTTCAACTTCGCAATCGTCTGGTCCGCCATCTTCAATGCTCTAGCAAAAACCTGTTCTGGTGTATTCCATGCTTTTTCGAGGTCGATGAGATACTGTCGACATTCTTTCCCTTTTTCAGTTCTGCTCATAAGGCAAATGTGTTTCGCCATATCTACTGATAAGGAATAGTCTTGTATTTCTCTGTGTGCTCCGTTATTTACAACCGTACCTGAAAGTACACTTGTAAAATCTTCGTTTTCAACGAATCCCTGAGAGTTTGTTTCGAACCATGCCGAAAATCGTTTACTGATTTCAAGAGATTTATGTAACTCTCTGGCTGATACTGTAGGTTGTTCGCCATCGTAATTAATTGGTATTAATTCGTTCATGTTTCTCCTTTCTCAGTCTTTTTCTCAACTTTTTCTTCTTTGCCATTGTTTTTGTATTTGGCAATTGTCTCGCCAACTCCAAGGAAATATCCTTTGTCAAATTCAGACATATTCGGAACGGCTTTAGCGATTGATTCAATGATTTTTTTTTCTTTTTCTGACATAATTTCACCTCACTTTATGTTGAAAATATTTTTCCTATGTGTTAAAATTATTTCATTCCCTGATAATGGGCAATGAAAGGAGTGGATTGTTATGACCAAACTTTTGAATTTGCCCTGTTCCTTATTGTAGGTCGCAGGCAGAGTGAACTGCGTTACCAAAGTACGTTAAGCAATTTCGTTCAATGAGGTGAACGAAATTCCTACATTCGTCAACTAATGGGCAGCTAAACTTTTTAACTCAATCGCAGAACTAAAACTGCGTAAGTGGCGAAGTGTTTCAAGGAAACATTTGGTGCTGAGAATGTGGCTGAAAGCAAGTACGCAATCGGTCTGCAAAACACATAGGGTAAACAAATTTAGGCAAAAGTCGATGGGACAGCACTCCTGTCGACTTTTTGTTATTCATCTCTGAATAAGTATTCCATGTCATATTCTGGAAAAAGTTCTTTTTTCGCAATTACCACTTCTGGATAAGTAAAAGGTGTTTTCCCTTTTAACTTGTTCTGTATTGTCCTCTCATCGACTTCCAAAACTTTTGCAAAAGCTCTAATTGTGATTCCTTTATCGTCAAGAACTTTTTTTAAGTTATTCAGCACTTTGTTCCCCTCCTCCCTTTTTTTACAGGTCGCCCTGTTTATTTAATCGGCAAAGCGTTTTGTACTTTGTACATTCTTAATATATCACTTCGTACAATATTTGTCAAGCATAAATTTTGTACTTTGTACAATTTTTGTTATTGATTTCTTATTCGCTATGATGTACAATACTTAATAAGGAGGTGAAGATAATGAAAGACCGTTTAAAACGGATACGAAAAGAATTCCATATAAAGAATCAGCAAGAATTTGCAGATGCGTTAGAACTTCCTCTTTCCAATATATCTAGTTATGAATCTGGAAGAAGAACTCCATCAGATGCAGTAATAAGCCTGATTTGTACAAAATATGGAATAAGAAGAGAATGGCTTCTCACTGGTGAAGAGCCAATGAAACAATCTACCACAAGAGACATTCAGATTGAAAAATTTGTGGGCGAAGCCCTGAGTGGTGAATCTGATAATTTCAAGAAAAGATTAATCTCTGTTTTAGCCAACCTCACCGCAGATGAGTGGGAATTGCTTGAACAAAAAGCAAAAGAACTTGTCGGAATGAATGATGAATAAAAAGAAAAGGGACAGAAAAAATCTGTCCCTCTTTTTATTTGATTCCAAGAAGCCCTTTTATATGCCAAAATACAAGTGTAAGTTTTCTTTCGTCTAATTTGTCTAATAATTCAATAATCTCTTTCTTATAATCCATAAATAACCCTCCCTGTTTGAAAACTACCGCCTACATTAAAGCATATTCCCGGTCAGTGGGAAATATGTTCCGAACTTATGTTTGCATTATGTTATATAGTGCGTCCAATTAAACGGGATGCATTCAAATTCCCTCTCGCCAGTTGCCAGTGATAAACTGGAATATTTGTGATTTCAAATATAACCTTTACTTTCGCGAATATAAAGTTCGTTTTTACCGGATTTTCTGTGTTTTCTACAATATCGTTCGTTCTTAGAACCTCTTTTATGCTTTGGTTTAAGGTTGAATGCTTGCACATATGCTCTGCCAAGCGGATGAAGCTTTTACGTAAATAATCTTGATTGCACATCGGCAAGTGAATGATGTAGCTTGCAAAGAAGATTACTCCTACTGCGATCAGCAATCTCTCAATCTTCCTCATAATATATACCTCTTTAGTCTATAATTTATGTACTTAGTTATACCACTTTTTGTGCAAATTAATCGGGCAAAACGATAAAACTACATTTTTGATGGATAAAAATATGAAAAATATTTCGGTTTTGACTATGCTATTGTTGAATCTTGCGGTATAATATATGCAAATTTTACCAAGGAGGAAATATTTTTATGAGAAAGAAAGTAAAGCTTCTAGCCAGTATCGGGCTGTCAAGTATTTTACTTGCATCCATGCCATCCAGTGTTTTTGCAGAAGATTTTGTGCTATATGAAGAGAACGGCATTCATGTTGAAACAAAAGGATTAACCGATTCCCCGTCCACAGGTACTATAGGACTGTACATTGAAAACAATTCTAATTTGAATTTAGGCATAGCTCCTTATGCTTATGCCATAAATGGCATCATGGCAGGTGGAGATCAGTATGGCATAAATTCCTCTGATGTAGCACCTGGAAAGAAAGCAAATTCTACTTTGGAACTGATAGATACATGGGAAAACAAGGATTTCTTTAAAGACTACCAAATGAACGAAGTAGATAGCTTTGATATTCTACTGTGGGCTTATGACAATGCAAAGAGTTTCAAGGCTTTTGACAGCGGTCAGATTCACGCTGACGTAGCCGGAACTACCGTAGTTTCTTCTCCTGTATTTGACAGTGCACAGAATTTGTACAATCAGAATGGTATTAGTGTCGATTTCATATCCTCGGCAGGTAACAGTTTTACATTTTGTATCACAAACACTACTGGGCAATATTTCGCATACGACGTAACTTCTGAGACTTATAATGATTTCACAATGTCAGATAGTTATGAAGTATACAATGAGTATTTGTTAGATGGCTGCAAAACTCTTATAACTCTGACTCCTACAGATGAATTTCTTGCGGCGAACGGAATTTCTGATGTGTCAAACGTAGATTTTGCATTAACGATTCGCCCATTAGCAGAATTCGCTAACGAATATACTACAGACTTGATTTCATATCAGAAATAATTCATTGCACAAATATCGTAAAGCAAAGAGCCGAGGATTTTACTCCCCGGCTCTTTTTTATGGCAAAGCCTGCATTCACGATCACGTTTCCTCCCCAGATCAGTCTGGCAGGCTGTACCAACGTATTAAGATGTCGATTTTTTTCAAACTTCCGCTGAACTATTTACACATTTCCGTTTCAGTGCTACTATATTACCATAATTAATTACTTAGATGAGGATAATCTGATGAAAGTTGAAGTGCAAGCGATAAACGGAAGGTGATTACTATGAAAATCGCTATTTGTGACGATTGTGAACTACAGGTTGAGTATTTCAAACATCGAATTGAACCATTTTTAAAGCAAAATGGTGACCGGAACTATACGATAGACGGTTATTTCAGCGGGGAGCCCTTGATAGATGATGTCAAGGACGGAAAATGGTTTGATATGATTGTTTTGGATGTGGTACTTAAAAACGAAAATGGCGTGGATATTGCCAAAGAACTCCGAGAGTGTGGATATAAGGGCAAAATTGCTTTCTGGACAGCTCACAAGGATTTTGTTTTTGATGCGTTGGATGTTGAATTTACGCATTATATCATCAAGGGAAATGAACACGGAAGAATGTTTTCTATGATTGACAATACCTTGAGTGATATGAAACACAAGATGCTCACAATCAGACACAGAGATTGCATTATAAGGATTCCATTGAACAAAATCGAGTACCTCGAAGCACGGGATAAGCAAGTTTTTGTTCATTGCACGAACGGGATTATGCACAGTATGTATGCAACTTTAAAGTCGGTTGAGCCTTACCTTGATAAACGGTTTTTGCGTTGCCATAAGTCATTTGTTGTAAACATGGATTATGTGCAAAAGCTGGATTCTGATTTTACGATGTTTTCTGGTGATAAAGTACTGATTCGTAAGAACGGATATGCGGATATTAAAAATCAATATTGGGAATATATTATTAAATAAAATAAAAGAGATGATCTGTCAAGGAATAGAAACAGATCATCTCTTTTTTGAGTTCATATCCAAACTCTGGGGAGGAGTTGAATTATGGTATATTTATTATATTACATTTATCACACTTTGCAAATATATTTCGTGGAAACAAATCCGAAATACTTTCCGGCAATGCGGATGTAGTACCAGTCGGTTTTGTCTTTTGTTCCTATCAGCGACAAAAAGGTGGCAATGCCATTAGCCAATTATTAGATGGCAATCAAATCTTTCCAGGTGTTCTTTCCGCATTCCCCGTCAACGCTCAGAACCCCGTTTCTGGATTTCTGATACTGTTTTAATGCATAAATGGTATTTGCATCTGCTTTTCTGGATAAGCTCAGTGCTTTCCCGTTTTTTCCTTTAAATCCTCTTGCGATCAAAATCTCTTGAAGCAACAGGACAGAAGTTCCTTCGCTTCCAAGTTTTACTAATTTTGGCTCAAACATATAACCGGCTCCTTTCGATGTGGTCGTTGATGGTTTTGTGCTAGTTGATGGTTTTGCGGTAGGCTTACTTCCAGTAGTATTGGTAAGTCCACTAAAATCAATTCCTTTTCCAGTAAATCTAAGACGATGCGTCCATCCGTGACTATACAGGTACCAGGGCTGTGTACGGATTTCATTTCCGGAGTTGTCCTTTGTATCGGCGGTTCCCTCGGATGATCTGGCGTGTACGATATTATTTTTATCAATCGCCATCGCTACATGACTATTGGATCCATTCGAATTATTGTCCGCCAGTTCCAGATCGCCTTTGATCATCTGCGCATGCGCTGTCTGATTCCTAGCAACAACCTCAAATCCGGCATTCAGCATCTTGAGCATATTGCCAGTATAAGAGCAATTCTCTTTGAGATAACGTGCCTGTTTGGTAAGCCCATTTTTGAGGAACGCATAGTAATAAGCAGTAAGCGCCAATGAGCTACAGTCGAAAGATTTCGGAATGTTAATTTCGTATAAACTCCTAATTCTCTGACTGTATCCATGACTGTTATCATTCGCAATATTCACTGCAAAGCTTACTGCATCGTTTCTCACATTCTGGATAATCTGTTCTTTTGTCTTTGCCATTGTTCCACTCTCCTTTGCTTCTGTATAATCTTTATAAAATACATTTCTATCAACTTTGGCATTAATTCCTGGAATCGTTGCTTTTGAGCTGTACTGCCAGCCAACGCCCCAACTTGGACGTAATCTCTCAACTACTGTCCCCTTATCATTTGCCGGATATCTGGCAATCCAGAAATCATGCTTTTTGAGGTGACTGCAAATCACGGTATTGTACCAATCAACGTTGCAGTAAATTCCGAACTTATATCCTGCGGATTCCACGATTTCACGGAACACATCAGCCATCTTGTGAATGCTTTCAGAGCCAAGTGTACGCTGATTATTGTGTTCCAAATCCAGAAATACTGGAAATTGAATTTTCCGTCCATTAAGCACCGAAACAACTTTCCTTGCTTCTGACTGGATTTCTGCAATTGTCATGGCATAGGAGTACTTATACACTCCCACCGGAATTTTATATTTATTGCATCCGGCAAAGTTGTTCTCGAACTGTCCATCAATAACATTTCCGGCTTCTGTAATTCTCAAGATTGCAAAATCCATTCCGTAATTTGCAACCTTATTCCAATCGATCTTCCCTTGCCACGATGATACGTCAATACCTTTAATTTCCATATTTTCTCCTTTCACACCACGTATCTGTGGTGACTGTATTTCAATGATTCTTGTGATACCTTCGCATAAATCATAGTTGTGTCTAATTTTTCATGTCCTAACATCTTTTGTAATTCTGTAACATCCATACCACGCTCAAGAGACATTGTGGCTGTGGTATGCCGGATAAGATGAGGATACAGCTGTCTTACAAGATTTGCTCTCTCGCTTATCTGGTTCACAATCTGCTCGATCTGAGCCTTTTTTATTCCTCATTCCATCTAAAGTGCTATTACTTACCTTATTCTGCTGCCGTCGGCATGCCATGAACAGTCTTAAATCATCTGTAGTAATTTTGTTCAGATCCTTGCCGAGAAATTGTATTAACTGCAGGTTCTGTTCCCAGTATCTTTTCAGTGTAGACTCTGCTTTGCCTTCGATTTTTTTGGTGGCAATATACCTGCGTAACATTCCTACTGCGCTATTATCTACGACAGATAATTCTGTTGTTCGTTCCTGGACTTCATAACGATTCAGTTCGATCGTAAGCGCATCTTGCACTATATCCAGTATCTCCTGATCCACTTTGCTCTTTAATACTTGCATTACTGATTGTATGATCATTTGCCTTGTCTCCATTATCAGCACCTCCCGTACCTCAATTATAAAGCATGGGTACAGATGTTAAACACGAAGATAAATAATAAAAATGTTACATTAAAAACATATAATGGTGGCGGATATTTGCAAACTGGACAAACATATTGTATATATAACGATAGCTTTTTATATCTCCATATTGGATTTAATTCACTTACTGCTTCTGGTATACAAAATGGGACAGTTCTTCTGACCTTACCAGTAAAAGTATCAACAAATAATCAAAATATTGGTGTTATTGGTTCGGGAGATAACAAAGCTCTTATTTGCGCAGTAGGCGTTTCATCAAATGGCTATAATATTGTTTGTAATGGGTTTGTATCAGCAGGTAATTATATAGCAGATTTAATGTTTATACGAGCATAAATTATATTATGATTTAAAAGTTATATATTTAGCTTGTGTCCACATACTGAGTATTCGAACAGATTTATCTTTTTCAATGTTACCCGTAAAATGCACTATATGAGTAGAATTTTGCCTACTTACAGCAACTATACTAACTGGACAAGCGTTCCAATCCGCATTAGTAGCTCCTATTAAGTAATAATCATTGTTAGTATCTGGTGGATTAATATAGATATATCCTGCTCCAGTACCTTTACAAACTTGATTTACAAAAGTTATCTTCGTGTTTAGT